GTTGAAACCATCGCTGAATCAGTGAAAGAAACCGCCGCTGAATTATTTGATTTCGAGGCTAAAGTTGACAGGGCTAAATCTGACGCAGAGAAAGCCGTTGCTGCTGAAGCGGATAGATTGACTGATAGATATCAAGATCAGATTGACGCGATTAGAAGCACGCAGGAAGATGAAGATGATCTTTCTGACCAGCGAAAAGAAGCGGCAAAAAGCACGATATCAAACCTAAAGGACATCCAGCGACTACTTAAATCTTCCGCCTCGGCTGTTCGCGCGTCATCGCTAGAAATAGATATAGCTAGACAGCAAGCGGCCAGCTCAAGGATTGGGGCTATTATCGCAGGTAGTACGCTTCCAGGTAGTGATGAACTGGAATCATTGCTTGGAGATCTAACCAATATCTCCGAAGATCAATTTAGAACGCAGGAAGATTTCGCTTTTGCTCAGGCCGTGGCCGCAAACCAGATTAAGGCATTAGAGCAAAAAGCCGGGCAGCAACTATCTGTTGAAGAAAAAACGCTGCTAGAGCTGGAAGACGGCAGGTCAGAGGCAAATGAGGCCGCAGACCGGCAAATTGAACTGCTGATAGAAGAGCGTGATAATGCCATTTCTGCAAATCAGGCACAGCTTGACGCGCTACTAGGAATCGATAATTCTGTAATGTCCGTTGCTGATGCGCTCCTTGCACTGTCTAACTCTCTGTCTCAACTTCCCGCATCTCAAGCTGGGGCGGCAAGCGTTCCTTCTGGCGGTTCAATTATTAGTCAGGTAGGTAGCAGCACAGGGGTAGCAACTACGTTTACTGGCCCGTCTGGATCTACCGGCGTTATTGATACCGGGGCATTCAATCAGCCGCTAGAAACTGCGTCAGCTCAAGCCAGCGGTGTTGATTTGACTCCCGCCGAGATAGCGGCAGTATTAGGTCTTCCAGGGTTTAATTCAGGCGGACTAACCGGAGGTAGTATCGGAGAGGTTCGGGGAATAGTTCATGGTCAAGAGGCGGTTTTAAATCCGATGGCTACATCAAACATGGGTGGATCTGCTGTAAACGCGCTTAACTCAGGTATGAACCCTGCGGATTTATTCCGTCAGCCTGTTACAATAGACGTTAGTAGTATTGTGAATGCGGTTATGGGGGTTAACTCAGTTGTGACCGCTGGATTTGATCGCATGATTGACCGACAAGATGAGGTTCATGAGGCGATTACAGAGGCGTTTAATGGCGCAGGATTCAACGTAAGGCAGCAGGTGGCCTAATGGATGTTAGAGTGATCTTGCCGGAGGATATAACCGGCTCTACGACAAACATAAACCCAGAAGACCCCGGCACAGAATGGGTTTCAGGGCCGTTTAATACCGGTGAGGAGGCGTGGAGCGCCAACACCCATCTTGTTTATAAATCTGCCATAGATGCAAACAACGACGACCCTGAGATTGGCGTTATTGCCGATCCGCCAACATGGACGGTAGCAAGACCGACCAATCGACACGCCATGTATAGCGACGTAATACAGGAGCAGACAGCATTCGCAGACCTTATTGAGAACACATATGACAGTAGCGGGTCTATAGGATTTGTAAACTCTGTGGCTATATTTGGCATGGAGGCAAACGAAATACAAATAATAGCAACGTCAGCAACGTTTGGCGGCGAGTTTTTAAACGAGACAATATCTCTAACTGATAACTCTCCTATTATTAATAGATTTCAATACCGATATGCGCCTTTTATCTTCAGAGTTAATGGGTTTGGCTCTGTTTTTACCAGCTACAGTGACACGCTTGTTACCGTGAGGATAAAAAACACGGGCGGAACCGCCAAGGCTGGCAAGGTGGTTATAGGGGAGAATCTAAATCTAGGATCGGCACTTGCAGGCGTTACTTATGAGCCGAAAGTTACAGGCAGGACAATTGTAACCAACGGAAAAACAGAATACATAACTGAGTCAGTTCAGCAGACGATACGAGGTCAAGTGAAAATAGAAACCGTTGATTCTGGTGTGGTCGCGTCTGCAATAGGTCGAAAAGTAGGCGCAAACCCCGTTGCATTCTCGTTTGATGATAGATATGACGTCCTGCAAACGTATGGAATCGTCAGTACAAAGCACAGCTGGAACCCGCAAACAGCACAGCGGGTATCAGTAAAAGCAGTTTCCCTTGAGGGTTCGGAATAATGGCAGATCCAGCACTACCACCATCACCAACAACAAATGTCCCTATTTACCCGGACCGCAATAGCATAGCCCCAGGAGGTGAGACTCAATATGTTATTGATACGGGTGTTGCAGATAATAACCTACCGCTATGGAATACATCTCTAATCAATCTTGACGCTAACGTCAGCACTAATGCTGACGTTGCATATAATAACGCTCTAGAGTCTGCCGCCTCTGCGGTGGCTGCCCAAACAGCTCAGGGCTTATCTGAATCGGCTAGAGATGCGTCCATAGACTACGCCAACGGAACCGGTGCAGGAAACGGTTCATCTGAGCAGTGGGCTACGCTGACTGGTGCGGAGGTGGTCACTGGTCAGTACTCATCAGAAGAGCACGCCATTGGAACAACAGTACCAACAGGATCATCAAAATCTTGGGCTAGTACGGCTGAAGATGTTCTGGTTGATGGGATAAACTACTCGTCACTGCACTGGGCTGCAAAAGCAAAATCAGCGGTTGCTACCCTCCCGGCAGGAACCATAAACGACGGACTAGTGGCGCTTGACAAGGCTTGGTCATCTCAAAAAATAACCGACGAGCTTGCAGCTTCTGGTACAAAAGGAACACTTACTCAGAGCTTTATTGCTAACCAGCAATCCACTATAAACCTGACATCCTCGTCAATCGATGCAGTGGTAGTGACAGCAACAAAGGAAATTCCTCAAACAGGTATTAGCTCAGATCATTGGGATGTAGCTGTTGACGGTTCTAATTTTGACGTAGAGGATACCGCATACGCTACAACTCTAACGCCCAGTGCAGTGAGCGGTAATGTGACATTAACGCTTGGAACTGGATCATTCACGGTCTCGGATGTTGGCAAAACAATCACGGGGAATGGTGGTTCTGCTGTACTGGCAGATGCCAGCGGTGCAGCTACTACTGTGACAGATTTCACGGACACTAATCCAATCGCTTCTGGTGAGTGGACTATGGAGTCTGCTGTGTTTGGTGTTAACGGGGTTGAGATATCCAACCTGTCGAATGGTTACGATCTAGGATCATCGTCGTACTCGGGTAATAGTTATACGTCTGGAGTCCCTGCGGTAGCCTCCCATATCCTTTTCTTTAATAACGGATCTGACGCTCTAATATCTGGAAACTCTTTGGTGACGCATCATCAGCTTAGCACTCCATATGATATCAGCACCATGTCGCCTTCCGGTCAAACGCTCAGCACATCAGGTGTAATGTCAACTATTGACTCAATTAGGCTTAAACCTGACGGAACGGAACTCTTCATGGTGTCATCAAATGATAAATCAATATTAAAATATGACCTATCCATACCATTCGATGTATCAACAGGCAGCTACAATAGTAATTTTTATGATTTAACAGGATCAACACCTAGAGGGTTTTTCTTATCGCCATCGGGTGATTTTGTAGTAACCGTTGATGTGAGCGCGTCCAAACTATTCAGATACAATATGAGCACTAATTACGACCTAACAACAATAGTTTACTCTGGAACTCAAGCAGTCGTTTCGGAAGCAAGCCCGATAAAAGGTCTAGGTATTTCTAGCGACGGAGCGACGCTTACACTAAATAGTGCCGCCGCTGTATTCAGGTACACGTTATCAACACCATTTGATATATCAACAATTTCATATGATACCGATAGCTATAGCTTTACAGCAGAAACGACAAACGGAGCCACAGCCAGCGTAAAAGACGGAGGTGATAGGTTGTTTGTTGTGGATGATACTGCAAACACTGTTTATCAGTATTCCAGCGGCGCATACACTAGCGTTGTTAACTCTAATATCCCTGTTATAACCAATAATTCAGGGCAAATAGATAGTACCTACTGGATTGATATTAACTCAAAATCCGCTAATGAAACACTAAACGGTCAGCCTGTGAATTACGCATTCTCACAGGACGATAGACGTTCGTTCTACGTTCTAAAGCAAACAGATGGTCAGCGTACTATAGCAAGGTATAATCTCGGTACCTGGGAGTACAACTCTAACGCTGCTTATTTATCTGAAACGTGGGCTGCTTCGTCTGTAAATAGTATGTTCGGCGCGCTATCCGAGGCAATGGTTGGGCCTCAAAATCAAATGGACTCTACAAAGTTATCTTTGGTTGGTGATGCAGATTTCCCTGCCCTAACCAATACAATCGATCTAGCTATAATACTGTTCACTAATAACTCATCTCAAATACCCTCGTCATCAGGTGTGACTATAAACTATGACGCAAACGTGTTGAACGAAGGTGCGGTGAACGGTGCTGATTATACGTTTGATCAGCCAGATTCTAACACTGTTAGAATTAAATCTCTGAAAAAACAGAATCTCAAAGTGAGGGTGTTGTAATGGCTAAACGGACCGAACAAGAACTATTGGATCAAGTACTACGACCTCAATTGCTTACTTTGTTACATTCAAAATGTGATGAAAAATTAAAGTCATTGCAGGAAGGGTACCCTGAACGTGAGGTGCTAACTTGGGACGCTCAGTCCAAAGAAGCCGAGGCTTATCTTAAAGATAATTCGACGCCTACGCCGTTCATATCAGCGGCTTTAAATGCAGATGAAACCGTGCATCAGTACGCCACTCTGATCTCTACAAACAACGCGGCATGGTCAGCGTATGCCGGGGGTATTGTTCAGCTGCGTAGAAATTATGAATCCAAAATTGCAGATACAGATAATGAATCATTAGACGATTTGCTGATTGAGATTGAATCCCTATGATTGGTCCAAAGCTTCAGCCAATACCGGGAGCCGACTTATGGCTGGTGCTAGAGGACTGGGAATGGCACGGGTTCGTTGTGCCAATGGGATTTGAGTCAAATCTTGACAGTATTCCGCCAATACCGGGTATACATGCATGGCTTAAAGGGCGCACAAGATGTGCCGCGCTTTTGCACGATTATCTTTATCATATCAAACATGACAGGGCCGATGCTGATAATCAATTCAAGCTGTGCATGATTGACGAAGGGGTTGAGATGCGACATGTTAGGCCGATTTATGCCGGTGTTCGGGCTTTTGGATGGACAAGATATTTATGAGTAGTTTTAAATTCAGCAGTACATCATTAGAGCGAATGGCCGGAGTCGATCCCCGTTTAATAGAGATTGCCAATCTTGCGCTAAAGCTAACAAAGTTTGATTTTGGCATCCCCGAGCACGGCGGAATCCGTACCGCTGGCGAGCAATTCGAATTATTCAGAGATGGCAAATCTAAATGTGACGGCTACAACAAGCCAAGCAATCACCAGTCAGGTTTAGCTTTGGACGTTTACGCATATGTTAACGGTGCCGCAAGCTGGCGAGAGTATCACTTAGCCATGGTAGCTACTGCAATGCTTCAATCTGCTGCAATGCTTGGGTATAAGCTTGGCTGGGGCGGTCTGTGGGACTGGCAGGATATGCCACACTTTGAACTATTGGAGGACGTGTAATGAAGTCTTGGATTGTTAAGTTGCTGCTAAAAATCGCATTCAAAGCAGCGACAGATAAAAACCTTCGTGCCGCCGTTGTTAAAGCGGTTTCGAATCAGGAAGGCGCAGATAAAAACGGTGCAGATAAAATGAAAGGGGCTATTGAGGCGGTTAGAAAAGAATCCCCCGCAGCTTTTGTTAATGCAGGTAAAAAACAGGTAAGAATGATGATCGAGGCAGAGCTGTCCGATTTACTGGGGTGATCAAAGGGGCGTTAAGCCCCTATCTCTGAAAACTGCAGCACTGTTAGGGTGCTGTATGTATTTATTGCCTTGTTAAACTCCTCGGTCTTATCAGTCATGTTTTTATCATCGGACTGATTAAAAGCCTCACATGTAACTACAGCTTTTATGATCTGATCAGACGTTTCTATAGCGTCCGACCCAACAATAAACCAGAGCCCGTTATACATTGCAGAGGCAACTGCAAGCCCTTTTGCAATAAGATATTGCTCTGCATAGTGTTTACCTCTGTCACCAATGCACTTTTCTATAACAATTGCATTACTCATGCTCTGATTGCTCCATATCCTCAATCTTACGCTTCAGCTTTTCGGCCTCCGCATTAATCTTTATCGCAATCTCTTTCATTGCGTCAGGATCGTGCATAAATAACTCCAGCTCTGACCCCGTACTATCTGTTAGCGTTATACAGCTGTACGCCCTGTTTCGAGATTCAGAGACAGAGCTTGACGATATGCTAGCGTCATGCATGTGAGCTTTCATAGATTAAGCGCCTTTTTAATCGCCCGGTGAGCTGTATCACCCAGATTTAAATAATTGATGGCTGACACTTCCGCATCTGCTAGTTTTTGAGGGTCTTTGATTTTATGCCTGATAACCGATGTTACCGCTGACTTTCTGCGCATGTTCGACCCTCCGTTTTTTCTTATTGTGCGCCTTACTTAGTCGGTGCGGTATTAGACTTTGGCATAACACATCAATAACAGGGACGTTCCGCCCTGTATTTCTTTGTTATATTACTCTTCCGCGAACTTAATCATAGCTTCTATAAACTTAACCCATTCACTGTCATTCAATTTAAGCTCTAGTATCTGTTCACCGCCAAACAGTTCGCAACTCTCAATGGTGAATTCTTTATTGCCCCACAGATCCCACCAAGCACCACGAATAGAAGTACCCCAATTAAGCCTGTTTTCAAAAAACGGCATATTAACCATTACCAGATACCAAAGATTTCCCTCTTCACTGGCAATGTAATCAAATGTCTTTTTGTCACTTATCGCCTTGCATACTTCTAGTGCCTTTTGCGCCATCGTAGAAGAAACCACATTCTCGTATGTCGTGAATCCGAAAATACCCTCAGCCAAGAACTCTAGTTTTTCTAAAGTTGGGTCATCCCTATTCTCTGCTGTTTCTCTGTAGCTTTCTTGCAATAGTTTTAAGTAATCCATAATGTCTCCGTAATATAACAATTTAAAGCAAAGCTACATCGCTACGCTCTGCGTTTGTTTAAGGGGTTATGTTGCTATGGTAATTCTATTACTCGCCAGTCAGCACCGGGAGTAGGAAAGGTAGAACCTGTACACCATTTCCAGCCACCCTTAACTCTTTCCCAATAACCACCCATAACGGCGTGAGCTTTAGTCCCTAATGGGTACTCGTGCCATTCTCGATCTGTCTTTTTCATTCTAACGCCCATATTCCCCCCCTATCTATTCGCAGCATAACAAGCAAATTAAATCGGACTTGCTGCGCTGCACCGTTTATTTATATGGTTACTGGCAAACAAAACCCGCCTTACTAAACATCTCAGTTGCTACAACACGCGCATCTCGAAGCAGCTCAAATGTCTTCCCGCCCGGAACGGCGTACTTCTCTGTTTCTGTGTCGATCACAATTTCAGGTCTAGGCACATCTTTGTTCGGATGGCGCATATCTAAAATCACTGACTTTGAATTCTTATCGTAAACGCTTGCTATCTTGCTCATGTTATCCCCTTGCTTGCTATTGTTTGAATCTGTAATTTACCGGTTATCAGGATTGGCCGGTATTAGACGATAGTTACAATTTTCTCTAGTTGCCTAATTTCTTTTCGGTACTCTGCTCGGTTTTTTTCCAGCTCATCACAAGTGTATTTTTTTGGCCCATTATCTACCGCCAGATAATCGTATATCTCTGCAGCTTTGTCCTTGCCGTGGCGATCAACGAGCCCGAACGTATAGCCTTTTATGTCACCCGATAATCCCATATTGCAATTACGGTTATGCTGCAAGTGAGTGTTTAGAGGGTCATACCTCAGCTCTGGGTGAGCGCCTACGGTTTTATAATGACCGCAGCACCACTGATCACCGCCTAGCGGTTTCTGGCAGCTAATACAAACGGGCTCTAGACCGTTCGATTGATAATAATACAGCTCTTGCAAGACCCTCATTCTGTTAAAAGCCTTCTGGGTCTGCTTGTGCTGCCAAGGAAGGCTTTCTCTGTCCAAATCCTTAACAGTCATCGACTTTATGCGTTCGCGCTCCTTGCGCTGTTTAAGCGACGATTGAGCCTGCTTTGCTTTGGCAAACTCAATAGCATGATCATGGGAGCAAAAGAAACCGGCTGGCACCTTAATTCCAGATTCAGCCGGAACGTATTTCTTGCACTGCTTACAGCGTTTTTTGCTGTTTCCCATCCCGCTCAGCCTCCAGTCTCTTCCGGTGGTTATCCATCATTAATAGCGAGTGACGGCGCTGCTTTGGTGTTTTGTTCATAAATCACCCTATCGCCCGACCGAAGCCGGGCTGCTGTTGCTAAAAAGGTATGTCGTCTGGCTGAGGCAGATTGCTTTCAGGTTGTTTCTGAGACATTACAGCGTCGGTGATCAATTGGCGCTGTGCATCGGTATAGCTCGGCCACATCTGTGTTTGCTGTTCGCGGGTCATAGCCATGTATTCAGCTGCATAGTCTTTTTGTGGCGTTGGTGCCGGTACTGGTGCTGGTGCCTGTTGTGGTGGAGCATTATTTTGCCCGCCGCCTTGCCCGTCACTCTTGCTATCCAACATCTGCATTACACCGCCAAAGCCATCGACAACGATCTCTGTTGTGTAGCGATCCTGGCCAGATTGATCCTGCCATTTGCGTGTTTTAAAATTACCGGATACAAATATTTTTGACCCCTTCGTTAAGTACTGGCCTGCTATTTCTGCAAGTTTTCCAAAAAAAACCACTGGTATCCAATCGGTTTTCTCTTGCTTCTGGCCAGACGATTTGTCAGTCCAAGAGCTTCCGCAGGCTATCGATATGTTAGTAACCTGCCCACCGTTTGGAAGAAATTTTGTTTCAGGGTCTTTCCCTAAACGTCCAATAAATTGACACTGATTTAAATCGTTAGCCACAAAGACGACCTCTCTTATCTCTATTTCTTTTGCTTATATTTTGCTTAGCATGCAAAGATGCATGCTCGCTTCTTGTCATTAACTGAAGGTTTTCAGGGTCGTTGTTGGCCCTGTTTTCATCTTTATGATGAACGCACTCGTTTGACGCAAGCCTTCTTCCTATTATCAACTCCATTATTACAACATGCTCCAACCTACCCTTGTTTTCTCCCATCGTTATCTCTATATATCCACTAGGCTTTACAGATACACCAAGCCCCTTTCCGGTTTTTCCTTTTGAAATATTATTCTTCCACTCTTCTGTGAAAACCCTTTTCTTACCTCTAAGACCTGAACCTAATCGACCGTTTTTTGATGCGTTTTTAATGCCATCAGCCCTAGACCTTAATATTCCTGCTTTTTTAAACCTGAATCTCAGTGTTGATCTTGGTATCCCTGTCTCATCGCTTACCTCTGGTATGCTTTTTCCGTTGTTATATAAATCATATTCATCCATATAAGCCCCTTCTATATGTTAAATATAGTAACGAAAAAACGATTATACGGCAATAATTACTTTATTTATTCCGCGAGACATTAATTGCTTACTCCACTGTTCATTGCGTTACTGATAGCCATCTGCTGATCTGGCGTGTATGTTGCCCACGCTTTATTTCTATCTTCTTGGTTCATCGCTGAATAACCTGCTATCAGTTTTGAATAATCAACAGTTTTCAACGGGTGAACTTTGAACTGATTTTTACGGCCTCTTGTTACTGTCAGCATCATATCAAGCGTTCCGGTAATATGGCTCATGTGACTGATGCGAATACCTCCAAGAGCCACGCCGCCAAACTTAACACTAGGATCACAGAACAAGGTCATAGATCGACCTACCCAGTCCTTACCATTAGCCCCCCAAGCTTGGATCATTACGCGACGCATTGACTTGCACGGCTTGTATGGCTGTCGACCGCCATCTATCACGATCCAGACAGGCTGATCTTTAGGGCCGCGCTTAACATCGATAACGGTTACAGTAATTGGCCCTGTTAGCAGGTCGTCAGCATTAAGTTGATCGCTTTTTGGTGCTACCGTGTCAGCAAGATTTGTAACGTCACTCATAGCTCAACCTCTGTTATCTTCTCGTATGCCCGATCAAGGAAATTGTAATGCATTGCCAGCTCTTTGGTTCCGGCTTGCTTGTCGCTATTAATAAAATCAGCGTAACGATTTAAGTCTTCTCGGTACAAGGCCCTACCATATTCAATAGCCTCTTGAGGAAGCTTTACAACCATGACCGGGTACTTACCAAGCTCTATTGTTTTCTGGATAGCAAGGAATTCCATTCTGGTTTCGCCGTGAAACCGGCTTATTCCGTCGCAGTACCATGGATCTTGTACGTGGTAGCGGTAATCATCTACCGAGTAACAGAACTTTTTGAGATCTGGCGTAGTCTTCACGTCAACCAGGAGCCCTTCTTTTACAATGTGCTTATCTGGTCGGCACTTGCAGGTGATCCCTGTTTGCTCGTCATCCCAAAAGTAAGAGCCCTCTGCAATACCTTCGGCCTCAATTAGTCGTCTTGCTTGAGGGTGCGCCATTACCGATTCAAACATCAGTTTCAGCTTAAAGTGTTCGTCTGCGGTTAGAATCTTATGGCCGTCATGCTCGGCTTCAAACGCCTTTTTTGATGCCTTGCCGTCATTAGCTCTAAGGTTGAATGCTGGCATTACAACGAACTCTGATTCTAGACGGTCAGGCTCCAAGCATATTGCGTGCATTGCATCGCCAAAATCCAAAGTCTTAAGCTTGTCCTTGTCTTGCGGGCACTTCTTAGACCATTCTGGTGCAAACAGATCTCTATGCACTAAGTCCAATGTTGATTTTGAAACACCATGGCCGCCGTGGTATTCCTCGTTGCTCATCTCTGCAATAAATAACTGACTCATTTTTAATCCTTTTTAACAGTAATAACACTTAGAGTAACCATTATTTACTCGACGCTTTAAGCAGCTTTGACACCACTCGCTATCTCCCACTCTTTTATCTAGATCCTCCTTTGATAATTTAACATTTAGATTTTGCTTTCTGTGTCTTATCTTGTTGTATTTTGGCTTGTGTTTTTTTATCAACCTTAACTCTTCTTCTAGCATCTCTTCTGATGTTTCATGCTGACTCAAAACAGTAAAATCGAATGGTTTACCATTATTTTTATGCCATCTAAATCTATTGCTTGGCTTTTGTATTGTTGTTCCTATGTAAACCAGCCTACCTTTAATTTCACCCTTGTACACAGTGTAAGCCCTGCTCATTTTTTCACCCCTAACACCTTGTTTGTTTTTTCTTCTACTGCCATACGAATAAAAGATGACAGACTTCTACCTTCTTTAACTGAGGCTTCTGTTGCCAGCCTCAGCTGCTCGTCATTCATATAAGAGGACGGGTTGTTTTTCTTTATAGCCATGTTTCTGCCTCGTGATTTGATAACGTCACTATAACGTTAAAATAACGTTGCATCAAGTTTAATTTTACGTTAATTTAATAGGACGCAAACAACGGGACGATAAACAAATGAGCTCTGATTCAGATATTGCACTTGCCTTTAAGGCCTTAAAAGAAGACCGGAAAGAAAAAAAGAAAAATCGACTTGAAGGCGCATGTAGTAAAGGGTGGGACAAGCACACTCCTTACCACTGGAGTCGGTTTGTTGATGGAAAGAAAATGGACTATTGGCCGTCAACAGGAACCGTGATGTACAAGGGGAAAAGAACCAGTATTTCTAGTAAAAAAGTTCAGAAGCTTATAGGGGAGGTGGAGAATGTTTCGATTTAACGGATTCACTATAGAAGTAACGCACTACGAGAAAGTAATTCCTGCAACCTTTCATCATGAGGCTGAGGGCGGCGAGATTGAGTTTATTGCCTATGACTCAGACGGTAATGAGATACATGAGCCGCTAGACACTTCAGAGGTTTTTAATGCCTTTGAGAAGTACCGGAAAGAGCACGCAGAGGAATTAAAATGAACAGTTTAGAGCTTCTATTCGGAATACTATTGTTACTGTCTACGTATTTTTATTGTGCAGCGGCATTAGGCAATAAAGGCTACAACGGAATGATGTTTAGGCATATGACGCATTACGGTCTAATCCCTGTAATCACTCTATTCTTTCAGCAAGTCAATCAAACAACAAAACTTCAAGGTGATCACAATGGCAACTACTAATTAGAGCGACTTTCAGCGGTTCCACGCGGCAATCCTTCGACCTTCAGGCCAGTACGCGCATAACGTTAAATGCAGTAAGTGCGACACTTTGTACCGTTATTTGTCTTCTGACCGTTGCGTTAAATGTCATAAAGGCCAGCCCGGCAAACCTGACGCTGATGCGCTGGCGATTAAAAAACGAACAGATGAAATTTTGGCGCGCCTTGAGCTTAAGCGGATCGATGAACAGGATATTTCTATTCATGATGAATAATTACCCGGAGCCGTACTACAAAGGCCATCAAGCAAGCGAAGAAGGCGCAGACATTAAGTCTTGCCCGTTCGGTGATCAGGTTTCAAAAGTCGGAGACGGCGCTTATTTGCGCGAAAAGTCCCAGCTATGCAAACGCCACTGGTGGCTTGCTGGCTGGCATGAATCGAGAAGAGAGCGAGGGCTTCTAGATTGAATTCGCGAAGTCTTGAGCAGAAACGCCGCGCGTTCCGTGACTGGATGCGTGGCGCTGATCCTGATTTGGTGCCCTCACCTGTAAGGGTACCAAAGAAAAACAAACAGCCCGGCTACCGGGAAGAACAATTGAAACTGTGGTGATTTATGAGTTTTGCGCTTGTGTTAGTGGTTATAGTTAGAGTTTTTGGTGATCCTGCATCTGTATCAACTGAATCTATAAACGGATTCAGTAGTTATGAGTCATGCCTTGCAGCGAGATCTGCGCTTTTGCAGCAGCAGATAAATAAAAGCAATATGATTGACGTGTATAGCACTGCTGTTTGCGTAAAGCAGTAGACAGAAAACCCTAACACCCAAACCGGTTAGCGCCGGTTTTTGTTTGACGTATAGATTAATATTTAGTAAAGTATATTTAAACACAGGAGAGGTTGATTATGAACGTATCTAAAATGTTCGGATGCATGTCGAATAAAGCGCGTAGACAGATTTTTATTGCCATTAAAAATGCGGGTGAGATTTCGGCAGGGGATATAAACAAGCTGGTTCCTACGCTGTCTCAGAGCTCCTTGTCACAGCATTTAAAGGTGTTTCGTGACTCGGATATGGTCGAGACTAGAAGAGAGTCAACTGTAATTTATTACAAGCTGAAGACTGGTTTTGAGATGAAGCGATTATCTGGATTTATTGAAGATATTTGCATTGCATAAAAAAGAAACCCGGCGAACCGGGCCAAAACACATACGAGTAATTATATATGATATTTACCGGAAATATCTACATAGCATCGGTAGATCAAAATCCTAACTGGTGCAAGATCGGGTTCACAAGAAAGCGTCCAGAAGATCGGGTTTCAGAGCTAAAGCGGTGCTACAAAGGCTATACGTTCTCATTGTTTTGGAGCTTAGAGGTAACAAACCCATCACAAAGGGAGAGCATGCTGAAGCGATTCTTTCAGGATAGGGTTGTTCATGGTGAGATGTTTTCCGTTTCGCCGCAAGAGGCCCTTGATGCCGCGAACTATATTGGAGAAAGAAACTTCTTTGTTCCATGGCCTTCATTTGTAGCATCTATGTGTTCGCATAGCCCGTTATGTGAGCCTTCAAATAATTATTTCTTTTATCTATGCATGGAGAATAAAGGCCGATTTCTTCACGTGGCCAGAAGGTATTTTGATTTATTTGATATCAAAAAGTTTAAAGACGTGGATATTGAGCATTTTGCAGAATACACAATGGAGCATATGAAATGAGCGATGAAAGGGGGTTTACAGGAATCTGGATACCAGTAGAGCTTTGGAGCTCAACGGAGATCACTAAGCAGGAGGTTTTATTTCTTGCTGAGATCGATGCTCTTTCAAGAACAGGCCCGTGCTTTGCCAGTGATCAGTATCTTGCTGAGTTTTTTGATTTATCTGAGCGTCGTGTTAAGTCGGTTCTAAAGTCGCTTAGCGATAAAGGTTGGATTTTTCGGGATACCAAAGTAACGAATTACGGGAAAAAAAGGATGATGACCGTAAATAAAGCTAAGTATTACAACGTTGTTCAGCAAGGGTCGGAAAGCGCCCTTGCGCAAGGGTCGGAAACGACATCTGGCAAGGGTCATAAAGTGCCCTTATATAACAAAGAAGATAACAAAGAGTTATATAAAGATAATTCATCATCATTCGATGATGTGTGCGCTGAAGCATTTGAAACTTATTGGTGTGCTGGCATGAAGAAAGTCGGCAAGAAGCCAGCTTTGGCCAAGTTCAAATCTTACGCAAAGAATAACAAGTTAGACCCTGTGGACTTTGCTGGAAAACTATTCATTGATGTTCAGGCCCGGTTGAAGTCTGGGCAAAGGGGTTTTGCTGAAATGCACCCGACAACATATTTCAATCAGGAGCGGTGGAGCGATGAAATCAGCAGCGGAAATAGGCAGAGCGGCAATAGCCAGCACCAAGGCGATAAGCATGCAGAACGGCAAGCCAAACTTGACGAATGGGAGCGACAAATGCTCTCAGGAAGTAGCCAGCAATGCCAAGATGTTCTGGGGCCGCATGATGGAGATATACGGGGACAAGTGGAGCAGGGATCACGGGGATATGCCGCCGACAGACCCGCACTCTCTCTGGATGATAGCCATTGGCAAGCAGGAGAGAAATAGAATACAGGTTGCTATAGGGAAAAGTATTCGACGACATCCTAAGTGGCCGCCTACGATTCCTGAGTTTGTTTCTTTGTGTGACGTAGATGCAGAAGAGCTTGGACTTCCTTCTCTTGACGAGGCGTTCTTAGAGGCTCAAAAGAAGGCTGGAATGCCTAGCGCCGGAAAATGGAGTCATCCAGCTATCAGAGAAGCTGTAAAACGAGTTGGGTCATACGATATTGCGAGGGCATCAAGCCAGTCAGAGCAAAAGACCGTAAAGGCCCGCTTTGCTACTGAGTACAACTCTTTGGCAAAAGCTATGGCTAACGGCCAGACTCTGCTAGAAAACGACGCACAGCACAATCAGGGCCGCGCTATGGCCGATAAAATGATCCGCGACGGTAACAAGCAGGCAAAGGATCAAGGTTTTGAAGGTATCAAGGGTCAAGACGCAATTGACCGTATGAAAGCAATGTTAAAGGGGTGAGAGTATGACGTGTACGGTATTTCATGGCGGTATTATCTGCACAAACTCAATGCATTACAGGTTAAGGCTGGCTGATGGCCGGAGGGTGTTTCTTGAGTGGCACCACTACTGCGGCCCTGTTGTTTATCTGGATAGAGCGATGAATCGTGAACTGGAAAATTGGTTGGAAGATCCGCTTATCTGTGATGCTATCGACTGGTTTGTCGGTAGAGGTGAGAAGGCTTAACCAAAAAGTCTAATTAACAACCTGCCAAGGATGGCTAACAATAATCAAAAAATAGGTGAGAGTATGGCGCAGAAAATATGGAGCGATGAAGAGGTTTCTTTTTTAGAAGAAAACCCGTTGATGAGCAGGAAAGAAATGGCTGAGTTTTTACAGAGGTCTTACAACTCGGTATGCCAAAAGCTAAGCTACATGAAAAACACTAAAAAGCGACAGGGCGAGAATCATCCAAATGCTAAGTTGACGGCTGAGCATGTTGAAATGATGAGAGTGTTAGATGACGCTGGCTATAGGGCGGGGAAGATAAAAACTTTCGCGGCTGCCGTTAATGGTGTTGCCGTGCAATCTGTTGACGATGTGATCAACTATCGAACGTGGCGGTAATATGAAGCCGATAACAATTGTGGTATCGCTGGACAATCTACGGCCTCAGATGGGTAAGGTTTGGGAGGTAGTTAAAACATACGTCACTGGCGGGCCTGTTGAGATCCTGATTCGTGATGTTAAGAAATCCCGGCTGATGGAAAAGAAGTACCACGCGATGTTTCGGGATATTGCGGGTCAGGTTGAGGTTGAAGGCAGGCAGTACGGTGCCGATATCTGGAAAAGGCTGCTGGTTGATCAGTTTGAAATGGAAATAAACAACCAAGGTCAGAAACTAAGCCATCCAAGCCGTACTGTAATAAGCCTAGACGGCAAAAGGGCTGTCACCATGAGCGCTAGCACTACCGAGTTTAGAAAAGGTGAGGCTGGCGATTTTATAGCGTTTCTGTACGCATGGGGCGTTGAGCATAACGTAACGTGGTCAGAGCCGTATTTAGATTTTTATGAACAGTATAAGGCGAGGTGGTGAGATGGCGACATTCAAAGAGAGAAAGAAGCGGCGTACTGAATACTATGAAAAAAACGTAAAGGGATGGAAGTTGAGGCCTTGTTCTGCTTGTAGCGGATCAGGTGTTTATGACCACAATGGAAGCCCGCCTTGTGGCGGCTGTGATGGCACCGGAAAAGAAAGGTTTAAGCCGGACTAATACCAACGTCTAATACCACCTGTTTAAATTAATTTGCTATTATTGTTTTGCAGGCAGCGGGTTGCCATTCGTTGCCGGAGTTACCCGACAAAACCGGAGCTGCCAGCGGTTAATCTGGCAGACTTAACAAGGAAGGTGAGATGTTATTATTTTTATTGCAACTTGCCTGTATGAATCGCCATAGAGAAAGACCTGATCCAATGTCAAAAAGTTGGATGCCTATTCATAAGCCTGGTGCAGTTGAACAGGTTGAATATGGTTAGGATAACGTTAGACCACTACGGCGGTAAGTGCGGGCCAATAAAGCACAATCAGATAAGAGTAAATCCGATTCACTGGCGTAACCAGTGTGCATTAAAAATCAAGCTGTTTTCAGTGTTGTGAGTATACATGGCGCTGGCACCCTCCTAGTCGACGGGGTGGGCTATAAGCAGGCTGCAGCCTGAGTAGGCGTCATTAGGTAGACGCGATCATCGGTTGGGAATTTGGTCTTCAGCTTGATTTTTAATGCATAGATTCACCGGCTAAGCGGTGTGTATTGGGTAGGTTTCTGCTGATGGACGCTCCTAACTGGATCAATTTGGCAGGTGCCTACACCAATACAGTGAAGGGCAACGGGAAGGAAATAGCACGTTAAAGAGTCGCCAAAAATCTTACATGGAAAGACTCCTGGCTATCCATCAGGTCTGAAAAGATGATAGGTGCAGCCTCATAATTTTACTGTATTTAGCCAACCGAAAAGCTGTAACCGTTTTAATTCTAATATCACGGGGCGAAGTAAGGAGGTGATAATCTACCCGGTTAGGGGTTATCTAACATTCCTCTACACTCTGAGAAGAGTCTGGTCAATTTAAGCTGAAGTGGGGAAACTGGAAAACCCGCCTTTGTTCGCATTGGTATTGCGTCGGTTCGAATCCGGCCTTCAGCTCTTAAGCGCTATTAGTTCAGTTGGATAGAACGCTCGACTCCTAAGCGAGAGGTCGCAGGTTCGAGTCCCGTTTGTGGCCCCATTTAAAGCCCGAACATTATAGGGCGGCAATGATCAATCATTAATTATGCTCGTCTGAAAAATTAGCATATAAGATCAATTGCCATCCTGGTTGTGTCGTTATTTCGCGGTGTACGAGCGCCGTCATCTGTATCAGTGTGGCTGATTTGTAACGATTCAGGTTCGATTCCTGATAGGGCTGCCAATTAAACAAGGAGGCGGTATCAAAAATATAATAGGGGCATGGTTATTTTTTAATCTTGCTGTATTCGCTATTTTAGCGGCGATTCTTATTCCTGTAGTGGTTTGTTTAGGCCCGCATGTTTCAAGTCGTTATTTTACCAATATTGTCAGCGGGTTTAATGGTTTTATTGTTGAAATGTACGAAAAAGGATTGATAGACGAAGATGAAAAAAAGGAGCTCGAAGATAGCTTGCCGTAGACTGTTAGTTGCGCTAAATAATGCGCTTTGCCATAACTTAAACATTAACCAAAGTGTGTTTGTTCAATAAATTGCATTGTGGTTGTGTATAAAATTATGGGAACGACAGAGCGCATTCCTTAGCGTCACCTTTCCGACAATATTGTCACAGCGGGGAGGGTGGCGCTAACAGTCACATTAATACCCTATATCAGGGCGCGGATCTGGCATTATGTCCGCGATAATTAGCTTTGTGTAGCTTTGAAGCTGCCGTCCATTGGATTTACATGATGCGCGGAATCTCCAGTGGAGCACACAGAGCCGAATCAATGTGCAAGCAGGCAAGGGGTTTTGATATTTTTCCTCTTTTCATGGTCTGGCCCGGATTCCTGCGGCAGGGCGTTTTATTCGATGTGCTGATTGGTAAATAGTCGGCGCATCAAATAGAGCAAATAATCTTTGCGAGCAACGGTGCTTGCATCCGATTGCCTTGCTTTGTTATGCGCTTTCTACAATTAATTTAAAGTAATTTGCAAAAAGACTAGGCAAGGAGCAAATAGTTTGTAACAATGTACTTACTAACTAACGCAACGGAGCAAAATAAAATGATTAATGACGGCCTAGTAAGATCAAACAAACTAAACGGTATGTTTAAAGAATTTGCAGGTGAGCTGGAAGACGACCGCCTAATGGCATTAGTGCAGCTTGCTATAGCTGGCCACATGACAGTCGAGCAGCAAGACGAATTTTTAAAAGATGCTGAGAAGCGGGGGTTGCTATGACCCCATCACAGCAAGCAAAAGCGGCTGGCCTTAAAAGCCTGTCGCAAGTATCTGAGCTAACAGGACAAAGCCTACAAACACTAGGCAACTGGCATAGAGATAAACCAGAGCTGTTTAGAATTGTGCTGCTTGGGTGTATTGCCGAGCTTGGCGCATAACCACCAAATAAACTTCAAGCGTAGCGCGTCAGCTTTGATTTTACTTGTTATGTTACCGAAAACACAAGAGGCTTAAAAAAATGAAAAGTTCATTTGTACTGATTGATAGTAAAACGAAACAGATTAGAGTTGATGGAGAAAACCAAAACATGCTTATATTTGATAGCGCTACACCAGCTAGGCGATACCTAAAAAAAGTAGCAGACAAGCATGATAGAGAAAACACTGAACTGGTGGAAATTACACTAAATATTAAAAAGGTAACATAACCCGGCGATAACGAGTAACGAGGTTACGAGTTATCTGTTTGATTGCATTGTTATATTTAGGGTTGTCATGGAGCTTGTATACAGAACACATAAAGGCGTTAAATTTAAAGTTTTTGTCCGCAGACGCTGGGCCGACTGGACTACACCGCCAGGATTCTGGGAGTGCAGAAAATATACCATGTTAGAGTTTTAACAATATAACAGAGAAATACATAGCCGAAGGTCTATGTTATTGAGGTGTTATTGCAATGATAATACTAGCCCTGACTCTAACGCTTAATTTAACCGGCTATATCAACTCTCCATCGATCAGCAAGACCGTTTACTATGATCTTGATAAATGCCAAAGGGTGGCGGAAAACTTCCTATATTGGCCTTCTGTTGATGTGTCCAGGCTGCTAGGTGTTGAGTCAGTAACAAGCACGGCAAAATGTGAAATGGTGGAAAAATGAGCAGTGGTAAAATCGTAGTTGGCTGGTGGGCTATAAGATTTATTCTTATAGCGCCAATAGTGCCTCTTCTTTTTATTGGGTGTATTGGTGATATATGGATGAACTTTATAGACAAGCGATTGCCTCGAGCAAGAAATCCAGTTGAAAAGGTGGAAAAGTGATGCGTATTTTATGGAATTTGTTGTTGATTTTTACCGGTATCATTGAGCTGTTTCTGTTTCCGCCTCTGATCCTGATTAATATTATTTTGTACTTCATATTTAAAGCGAAGCCTGAGCCTCCAGCGCCAACTGTTGTGGTAATCAAGGAAGGAAAAGATTGATATGAGCAAAGACGTAAAAAGCAGCTACTACGATGCAGGTGGTATCGAAACGCTTGATGTGATTAAGGCCAAGCTGACACCAGAGCAGTATCAGGGTTATTTGCTGGGCAATGCGCTTAAATATCAGTGTCGAATGATGCATAAAACGCCCGACAACCCTGTGCGTGACGCAGAGAAGGCGGCAAATTATTCCAAATGGTTAGCTGAAGAGCTTGCCAAAGGCTAGCCATAAATAAGGGGTGTATTGTGAGCGATGAAATGAAGTTGTTAATTGCGCTATGTGAGAAGCTTGGGTTTGAGGTTAAGTACACTGAAGAAACAAGGCTTACAGGTGAAGTGGTGTCAGGCCATGATTATTCAACGAAAGAGTTTATGCGTAGATTCCCTGATAAGGTTTTGGCTGACCATAAAACGCCAGGTTACAAGTATGATGGCCACTTCCATATTGCAGAAACAATAAAAACATTCGAACTTGTTGAAAAAGTCTAGCCATAAAGTATAAAAAGCCCTCACTTGTAGGGCTTCTTTGTTTCTACTAGGCCAGAATCTTTTTGATGTAGTCTAAGCCCTTCTGGTATACCACTGTTTTAAAGTGTACGTGAGAATCGCCTTTATCATCAGTCCAAGTTGACTCGACAACTCGGAAATATCCAGAATCAATATACCGCTGGTACGGCTGATTGCTCTTACGCAGAACCTTTTTCTCGCGCAGTTTTTTGAATAGGGTAGTGCGTCCGTAGCCAAGGTTAAGCACTTTCACCGCTCCAAGCATGTCAACGGTATCATCTGACCCTGTAACAGTATCGTAAAAGTCCACCTTCGGGGCTGCAATGGCGAGTTGTTGCTCCTGCTGCTCAATCTGAAGGGCTTGGTCTGCTGCAAGTTGTAGAGCCTCTGCGAAAGACTGAGGTATCTTTTTCTGGCCTGATTCCAGCTCTTTAAGCTTTGCCAGCACGTTACGGCGGACAGACTTAGATTCACGCATACCAACCAGGGTGCATTGATCAATCGTCAGGTCGTAGTATTTCATTTCAACGCCGCTTTGGGGGTGTGCAATTTTTTTGCATACCCCTAATTCACCTTCAAGCTCATCTTTAATTCTATCAATAAGCTGATCATTGCGAACCTTGGGTTCATTGCTGCTCTGGCGAGAGCTATTGATAATATCGCGCAGCTCTAGGCTGGTCATTGTCTGTGTATTGGCGGGTAAAACTAAATCGTTCATGGAAAAACTCCAAAAAAAAAGGAATTGCAATCAAAGCTTTGTTCGCACGGCCAACAGTAGCCCAAAGCTAGAATGCAATTCCTATTTTTAACTGTTGAAATATACGGGTGCGAAGCCGATTTATCAATTATACCAAAGGCTAATTGCAAAGTAACTATTGCGGTTCATAATGAAGATTCTTAGGGGCTTTGGGGCGCATCCTGTTTTTGCTATCGGGGCCAAGCACCGCCGGTGGCAATTAACCCCGCAGGGTGTGCTTCAAAGATTTGTTGATTAAATCTAACCATAAAGTATAATTGTTAGTGCTGATTGGGGTGAGAGCCAGATAGCGAGAAAGGTTTTTTAAGTGTGTCTTTGCGGTTAATTCCGCTTCCTCTCACAGGGGCACACCTAAAAGACCTTTTTTTATGCCTGAAATCCCGCCCCACGTCCCGAAGCCAGAAACGGTTAAAGGGATTACTCCGAGCAATCCCACGTAATCAGCTAGACCAGTATGTCGGTTAAAACCGGTGCGTACTGGTGACAATCCCGCTACATGGCACAGAGAGCAAGCGGGAGCGCCTAAGAGTTGCCTTAACAGGTGTAGGTCTAGCGCATGACTCTGGTGGTTCATTGACCATACTGACCTAAGTTTATTAGACCATGATCGAATAGACTGCCTTGATATCCTAAGACACACTACGACGGATATATCAGGTATAACAGCTAAGGTTAACTGATTAATATTGGTTTCCTTAGAGTTGTTATGCCTATCTAAACCTAGAAACCTACTCTGGATATATATAAACAAGAAAATAAAGGTGGTCTGAAATGGCAAGAAAAAGCAAAGAAGAACGAGCGAAGACGTTAAGGTTCAAGATAGAGCAGAAAACAAAGCTGCTTGAATCTGGATTTTACGACAATCCAAGGGGTGTAAAGGATTCTCTGCGCCAACTTACCAGGAATCTTAACCGTCTTACCGGTGAGAAGAATCCAGTTCCATTTACCTACGGATCGTCTGGTTCTGATTTTTTCAAAAGTAGAGACTGGCGAGAGCTTCGATATAAAGTTCTGTCGAATCACGGCGGAAAATGCATGTTGTGCGGGAGGGGCGCTAAAGATGGCGTAGTTATTCATGTCGATCACATAAAGCCTAGATCGCTTAGACCTGAGTTAGAGCTTGATATTGATAACCTGCAAATTCTTTGTGATGACTGCAATATAGGCAAATCAAACAAGGACGATACAGACTGGAGATAGGGGTTCTTACACCTTTTACTCAGATAATCCACCAATAGTCATATAGGGTTAAGCAATGAGTACAATTTTAGAGTTAAGCGAGCGTCACTGTGACCATGTAAAAGCCAAGGTAGATCCCACTTGGAATAATGAAGGCGGTGATAAACGGTTTCTAGGTGAAGATAGCTTTTTTGGGTGCCCCGCATACGATCCAAATCTGACCATTAATCACGCTGAGAAAATGGAAAAGAAAGTAACAGGGAGGTCTGGCCGCGTGCTGAGTCGGTTGTTGTATCTTCACTACAAGGGCGGGTTTTAAATGACAAGCGGAAACAAGTACCACAGAGAAATCCAACTAATCGACGGCAAGGTTGACGTTTATTGTGTGCTGGAAGCGTTCAAAGTTAGCTGCCCTGCGCGGCAGCACGCCATTAAGAAGCTGCTGTGTTCTGGTATTCGCGGAAAAGGCGATACGATGCAGGATTTAAACGAGGCGCGCGACGCGATAGCGCGGGCAATTGAGCTAGAAGAGGGGAGAGTAAAGCAATGAAGCTACCACAAGTAAGCAAAGAAGATCTTGAACCGGATATGATGTATATCTGGAAAATGCCGGACGGTTAGCCCCGTGTTGTATGGGTTAATAAAGACCATCCGGGTATCATCGACGAGTTGGACGACTGTTTGAATCGAAAAGAGTTAAAGGGTAAGTTTTATGGGCCTGTAGAGCTTGAAGGGGTGGAGATATGAGTAATTTAGATGATCTGTGGAATACGTGGTGGAAAGACGGCAGTAATAATCATAAAGCTTACTTTAACCAAAGTTTTTACCGTTCGGGATTGTTTCACCTTGGATTACCAATAAATCCAAAGCAGCAGGCAAGGAATAATGCAGGCAGGGCATGGAAAGTTGCTTGCAGGCTAAAGAAATCTCATCCAAGTTTATATTTGTGCGGAAATAGTTTAAAAGTTCGGGATAATATTTAGGTGGTTATATGGGGTATGAAGCGTTTTGGTGGGTATTTGTCGGTACTGTAATCGGGTATGTGATCGCGCACAACACAATAGCTAACGAATGTATTAGGCTTGGCCGGTTCTACGTCGGCAAGAATACCTTTCACTGTGCTAAAATCGAAAGAAACCCCGGTAAACCTGTCGATAAAGTCGAATAGTTAGCCGGTTAAGACGATGGTATAATTTAAGTTCAATTCGAGTTATCGCAAAATGGTGTCGAAGCCTGTGGTGATTTGAAATACAGGTACAAATAGTCAGAGTATTTTTCCGGTGGGTTCCTGTATACCCTCTTCGACCCGGGAGATTGCTCTGACTTTTTTTATGGAATTTTATTATGAATGACTTAGTTGTAAGTGACGGTTTAATTAGTACTGTTGATTTACTTAACGTGATAAACGTTTTCCGAAAAGAGGCTAGCGAGAAACCGGTAAGACCTGCGGATTTTATCGCAAAAGTAGAGGACGAGCTTGAAGGTGAACACTACGAAACTTTCGTTGTTCAAAATATGAACAATACAGAGTCGAAATGTGCGCTAATTGATAGAGATCAGGCTCTACAGGTTGGTATGCGAGAATCCAAGACCGTAAGGCGTCGCGTTCGTGAGTGGGTGTCTAGCCTTCAGAATAATGATAAACCTACTTTACCAGACTTCTCAGACCCTGTTGCTGCTGCCCGTGCTTGGGCTGATGAAGCTGAGCAAAAACAGATCGCCCTTGAAAAACTGGAAGAGGCTAAACCGGCTATCGAGTTCAAAGAAAAGTATGTCGAAGCCACTGGCCTAATGGGGTTTCGTGAAGTCTGTAAGCTGCTATTTGTAAAAGAGCCTGTATTCCGTCGATTCCTAACCGATCAGAAAATCATGTATAAGCTGGCCGGTGACTGGGTGCCATATCAAAACCATATTGATGCAGGTCGATTTGAAGTAAAAACAGGTGTCACTGATGCAGGTGATACCGGCCACGCATACAAGCAAGCCAAGTTCACACCTAAAGGTGTTACATGGGTGTCTGAGCAATGGTCTAAGCACGAAAGTTATTATCTGGAGGGCGACAAGTGAGCCACCAACCCAAGGGCGGCATGTGCGCCGTATGCGTCAATAAGCACAAAGACTGTAGCGGTTTAAAGTTTGATGAAATGCCGATGATCAGTCGAGAGAAGGACGGTACAAATATCGTCCGGTGTACTGAGTTTAAGCGAGATAAAAAGACTAACGTCTAATACCAATTAAAATCCCAGGTGATAAGCTGGGGATTCATTTTGAGGGGTAATAGAGATGTCAAAATTAAATATCACAGGAAAGAATAAAGCTGAAGTTTTAGCGAATCTTTATAACGCAAGCAAGCCTTTAGGTATGGGTATACTTCACTTTGATCCTTCAGAGATGACGGTAGATCAGGCGCAAGAAATTATCGATAAGGAAGGGCTTCGGTTTGACTACCTCAAGGGCCGTGTAATGAAGGTAAATCTTGAGGGTGATCAGCTTAGTGTATTTGGTTTTGATCGTGATAATGGCCAAGGTGCGGCAGAACGAGCTATTAACGGTTAATCGTGAAGTTTTAAGGGGTAGGTTATGAGTATTGAGAATCATGAGTTTGAAGACGTGGATATTGGTCGTGCAGTTCTGACGGGTAAAAATGATTTCGTTGTTAGAATAGAAATTGATAATGGGGCTGATGAGATAGATTTTAATAAAGACGACGCAATAGCTTTGGCCAAGCACTTCGGGTTGATACCTGATATTGATCCAGAGCGAGAAGCGGAAGTTAAATCAACAATAGCAAGTAGCACTAAGGGGTAATGGAAATGAGCAATGAATTAGCGGTAGTTGAGAATCTGGATCTGGTGCCATTTTTCACCAAAGGCGATAAAGTTGATGATGTGCTTGCAGCGATTGCTGAGAAAGCCCGGCAGCATGTACCTGATGTCTCTACGGATAAAGGTCGAAAGGCCATTAAGGCCAATGTTACGTTTGTAACAAAATCGAAGACTTTTCTTGAAAAGCAGCGCAAAACTTTAGCGGATTAATACAAAGCGATCCCTAAAAAGATCGATGAAACTGGCCGTTTAACAAAACAGTTTCTAACTGACCTGCAAGAAGAAGTTCGGGCGCCATTGACTGAATACGAAGAAGATCAGAAAGAAATTAAGGCCAAAGAAGAAGCTGAACGTCTTGAAGTTGAGCGTAAAGAACAAATTGACCGAGATCATGAGCTTGGTGATTTGATGAACAAAGAGCATGATCGTCTTGCCGAAGAAGCGCGCAAAGAAGCTGCCGAGGCTGAACGGCTACGTATTGAGCGTGAAGCTAAGGAAAAGGCTGAGCGTGACGATCGGTTAAAGAAAGAAGCTGCTGAGCAGGCACGTCTTGAGGCTGATCGTAAGGCACAAGAAGAAAAAGACCGTATTGAGCGTGAAAAGCAGGAGGCTGAGCAGGCAAAATTTCGCGCAGAAGAGCAGGCTGCACAAGCCGAGCGCAACCGTATAGCTGCAGAAGAACAGGCTAAGGCTCAAGCGGAATTGGCAGAGCAGCGACGAAAAGAAGAGGCTGAGCGAGTAGAAAAAGCCAGAATTGAGGCTGAAGCAAAGGCTAAGCGTGATCAGGCGATTGCTGCAGAAAAAGCTAAGCAAGACGAAATCGACCGGCAGAATGCAGAAGCTGCACGGGTCAAGCAGGATCAGGAGCAGCGAGAAGCAAATAAACGCCATGTAGGCTCTATTCGCAAAGCGGCAAAAGAGGATCTAATGCAGATTGCTGGCGTAACTGAAGAAATCGCAAAGGCCATTGTATTAAAGATCAATGCGAAAGAAGTTCGTAACGTTGAAATCAAATATTAACAACTGGGACTGGGAGGCCAAGAGATTGTTCTCCCGTATTCAACAAAGAAAGAAACAAGATAAATTAAATCAGTATAGGGGTGATGGCATGGAACGGTTCAGCGAAGAGTTAAAGCAGATTGTGCGTATTTCTTGTGGTAAATGGCATAAAGAGTCTAATTACGCCGCTCTTTACATGGGAAAAGAGGTCACATGGCATAATATGGAGGGCGTTATATCTGGCAATTGCCAGTTTATTTGTCAGCGACCAGAGTTCGAGAGATGCCTGATGCAGATGACCGGAAGGCCGAAGGTTGAGAGTTGGAATAATAATACCCATGAGATTAGATACACGGCTAATGGCGAGTGGCTTTCTTATGATGCATATAGGCAAGAGAACGTATTTTACGGTCAAGGTGAAAAAATGGATGGGTTTTGCATTATCATGTCTAGAGAAGAAGCCTTGGAGCGCGAACGTATTGCTTTTGGTGGTGAGAAGAAAGCGCCAATCAAGCCGGGGCAGTCTATGAAAGAAGCTTATGAGGAAAACTTTGGCGATACGGACAGCGGTGAGAGCATTGATAAAATGAAGCCCATTAAAATTACGCTAAATCAGATCAAAGAAACCGGAAATAAGCAGTTACTGAAAAACATGCTGGCATACTGCGGAAAATCAACAGCTGACGATGATCAGTTTAATATGTCGGATATCATAAAATCTGAACCTGGAGTTAAAGGCTGTATTTATACGTTTCGTGCGCTGCCTGAGTATTCCGATATCTGGAAGCGTTTTGCGTGGTGGTGTGCGTGTCAAGTGGCTCATCTGTCTAACGATGATCGTGTTTCAGAATGCTTGAAAGTCACGATTGATTATATTGACGGTAAAGCGACAAGAGACGAGTTAATTAAGGCAAGATCTGCTGCTGCTGCTTATGCTGCTGCTGCTTATGCTGCTGCTGATGCTGCTGCTGCTGCTGCTTATGCTGCTGATGCTAGAGAAAATACTCGCGCCGCTCAAGCCGAAAAGCTAGCTAGCATATTAGATGCCGGTGAGTGGGTTGATGATGGTGTAAAGCAGGCAGAGGCGGATATAGCGGGGCTTACTGTTGTTGCTGAAGGCTCTATCGGTGATCTGAGTATTGATCAGAATACGATTAATGTGGAGGTCGTAGAATCTGACTGGTTCCGTAACGGTGATATGCCACCTGTTGGCGCTGAATTAGTGGTTTTATATCATGAAGATTACAGTCGGTTTAACAGCTTCAATGGCAAGGTTGTAACTGTTTTGGGCGTATCAAAAGGCGGGGGAGATAATGTAGTTACTTTTAGGAATGATCTAGAAGGCCTTGGATGCTTGATTTACAGTCGTGATAAAAAGGGTTTTACTGGCTGCCTTTATCCTGCTGGCTTTGATATTGAGCAAGTTCACGTTGATGCTATTGCTGAAGACGTTCTTTTTAATGCCGCAAAGTCTAGTGAGCTATCGAAGTTAATCAGCGAAGCTATGGAGGGCGATGAGTTCTTTGATGCTGACATTCTGGCTGGAAAATTACTTGGAAAAGTTGCCGTCCTATAAAATAAAAGGTAAAGTAAGGCTATCAATTGCTCTCTCGCTTGATACGTTACTCCTTTGTTGATGTGCCATGTTGAAACCCGCTCCCGACCCCTTACGGTAGCGGGTTTTTTAATGCCTACGATTTGATGCTACAATGCAGGTAACGCGCGGGGTGTGGGCTATGTCAATAACCAGATGGATTTGGATAAAGCTGCGCCCAGTTGCGATTAGAATTCGATCTGCCGCTATTTTTTATATTGTTATCTGGCTAACTTCCGAGGCAATCCCAATTATGTCTGACACTGTAAAGCATCTTATACAAGATAAACTGACAGGGACGGCTGGGACGGCTGGGACATCTGTTACCTCTGCGGCTACTGCGCTAAACCTAGATTCAATAATTGACCAAATAAGCCTATACGGCGGTGCTCTGGTAATGATCACCGTTTTAGTGGTTAATTATTACACCATCCAATCCTTTCGATCCAAAAAGAAACGAGAGCACGAAGAGAGCCAGGTAAGAATCAAGGAAGGCGAAGCAAGGCTTAGAGAGAGTGAGGAAAAAGCAGCCTACTACAAGGGGTTAGCGGAAAAAGAAACGGTAGATAAAGACTTGGCCTTGTATGATCTAGCGATAACACGAAAGGTGGTAGAAGCCATGGGAAAGGGCGATCAGGCACACGAAGAGGCAGCAAAAGGGATAGAAAGCCAGGTGATCCAGATGCGCGAAGTTAGGGAAAACAGGAAAGAGGCGTGATATAATCAATGTGCGGCAGGGGATTGCAAGCCCCGGCAGAGATGAACGCCTGCCAGCCGCTTCCTTTCAGTTCACCTTGTTTGAGGTTTCAAAGATGAAAAAGCGCAATATTTCCCGTGAAACAGAGTTAAAAGTATTACAGCTGGCGTCAACTATTCTACGCATGCATGCAGAGATTGCAGGTTGCCGCATCTGCCAAGACTGGAGCGCTGGCGATGACGTTTCCCCGCTATCGGTTCTTAGCGATCAAGAGTGTGACGACCTTGATTATAACTTCCAGATAGAAAACTCAGGCCTTGATGATTACGACCTTGATCATAATCCAATGGGCGATGAGATGTCCGCATCTTTTGTTCTTGCTGAAGCTCTGGATAATATCCGTGAAGACCTAGAATCCGAAACGCTAAGCCGGTATAAGAAAAGGATAGATCGCCTAGAGTGCGGCCTTCAGCATGCTGTTGATCAGCTGATTTATAGGGATGACACTCCAGAGCAAAAAGCATACAGAGAAGGCAAGCGTATTGCCGTGCAGGTGCTAAACGAAGGAATGGATCAATCAGAATGAACACTCTAACACTATCCATCCCATACCCTACGCTAGAGCAGCTGATTAACTTTGCTGGCATGTATTCCATGTTTGTTATTTTTGGCTTGATACTTTTGGTATTGTTCGCTTTGGTTTTCGGTATAGATGATACCGTTTATGGCTTGGGTGACTTTTTGTTATGGGTATTTGGCTTGGCCGGATTTGTTGCTTTGATACCAATATCTATGTTGCCGGTAATGAAAGATTTTGATTGGTCAAGGCGGATTGTTTACTCCATAACAACATCTTCAACTTTCGTCGTATTCTACATTTCTGCGCTATGCGGCATAATCTAGCTTTAACTGAGGGTGATGGTATGGAAAATAAATGGATAGACTGGGAAGGCGGGGATTGTCCTGTTGGCGTTAAAGATGTTGTCGATGTTGAATTTAGATGCGGGGATATCGAGACCGGTATTTTTGCAGGAACAGAATTTTGGAGCTGGGAGTCGTTATGCGGCGCGGAAGATAACGGATCTCCGTATAATTCATATGACATTGTGAAATATAGGCTGCATATTGTACAACCAGACCCACGCAAAGAGTGGGTAAAGATTAATGAAGGGTGCCCTATGCCTGAAGAGGGGGAAAGGGTTGTTTTTAAGAGAAGCGGTGGTATTCAGTTTTTTGCTATATACCTTCATTCAGATGACCCGAAGGTACAAGTTGATTCTGGCGTTATCACAGAAATAAACCCTTTTATTCAACACTGGCGCTACCCTCACCCTAACCCGGAGGATTGATTATGGCCGACAATATTGTTTGCAGTGCCGGGGCTATTATCCATATATCTGAAAACACCCCTGAAACTTTTGATAGACAGGGGTTCGAAGCGTGCTTTGATCAGAGTGAAATAGTAGGAGAATTGAACAGCTCAGGTGATAGTGAGTTAAGAGACTCACTTGAAGCTTTCGGGTTTACAGATTCTGGCGAGATGGATTTTTCTGATGGCGCTGGAGTGTTAGGCGCTCTGATGTCGAGCTTAAATAAATTCGATCACGGGTTTGATTTTAACGACAAGATGCGAGACGACTTTATCCGAAAGAAGACATATGGCCGAAGCCGGTATTGATTAAAAAGTTACACTGTAACAAAACTTAAACAACAGAATAGAGTGATTGAAATGCAAGGTATTGAGAATGAAAACCGGGATAGAAGTCAGTTTACAGAAGAGAATCTGATTGAAAACTGCAATGACGTTAAGTTTTTGCGTGAAAAGGTTCTGATGTTGTTTCAGGTTATTGATGATATTGATACCGGTCTGGATATGTTCAAGCAGAATCATGAAGGGTATCAAAAGTTTTGCGCAAAGCATGTCGGCAGGCGATGGGATGGGCTAACGTCCAATGGTCGCGGCGTTTATGTTGATGCTCCTGATTCTCAGGAATCTAAGTCAAGATATCAAGCGGTTAAAGATGCATTTCCTGAGGGGGTGTGGGTATTTGGCTTAGGAGAGGAAAAAGGCTGTTCGTATACGTTTGATTACGATACTGATAACCCTCAGCCGTTTTCATACCTAGGAACATGCAATCCTGATGATTTCCGTATCGCTACGCCTGAAGAGATTATCGAAGGCATGCGTAATATTGGTATTCATCAGTTTATTTCTGTTAAAGACTGCATGCGTGCGTTAAAGGTTCACATGAGGAATGACGAGCCTGAAAAACCCGGTAGCTATGCCCATGGATGGCATTGTAATATAGCAACGGCCTGTTTTGACTCGATCCCTGAAGATGCTGGTATTGATCGGCATAAGATCGGAAACGAAGCTGCATCTCGATTTATGAAGATTTGCTTTGATGTAGAAACAAAAGGCTGATCGCCTGGTTAAAAAAAGGCCTCTTCGGAGGTCTTTTTTTTATCTCGACTATCTGTGTTAAACTAAAGCCTAACGCGCAGGGCGCAAAACATAAACAGCAGGGCTGTGAGTGTGATGGATTTAACGCAACATCAAAAAGAACTATTGGCAGGTCTTGGGAGCGAATTAAGGCGTCAAGTTGCTATCTCTTATATTAAGAACGGTTATCAGAATAAAAAGCAATCCTATCTAGATGCCTGCAAGATCATGGGCAAAAAGCCATCTAACAGCCCAGAAACATCTGGCACTGAAATCCTAAGCTATCCTGATGTCATCGGATTCTTGAATTCAGTGAAAGAAGTGTCATCAAAAGAGGCTCAGGTTGACGCTATTTACGTTCTAAGGCGTTTAAAAGAAATAGATGAGCTAGATATCATTGATATAATGTTAGACGACCTAAGCGCATTCAAGCCGCTTAGTGAATGGCCCAAATCTTGGCGTACTTCCATTTCCGGTTTAGACCTGCATTCGATCATGTCTGGCGGCGATGAACCTATTGAGACGCTGGTTAAGAAAATCAAATGGCCGGATAAGACTAAGAATCTGGAGTTGATCGGTAAGCATGTTAATGTCAAGGCGTGGGAGAAGGAGCAGCTAACCGCCAATGTAACCAACAATATTATGCCAGTTCCTACTGCTGACTCTGTTGAAGACTGGGAGGCTATGGCGGCCAAAAATCAAGACGAGCTTTTCGGTGGGTAGTTATAATGCGGTTGTAAAGCCATTGCCTGGATCTCAGTCTTTGGCTATATCATGCCCGTGCAACGAAATACTGTATTGCGGGACAAGAGGGCCAGGTAAAACAGCGGCCCAGCTAATGAGGTTTCGCCGCCTTGTTGGTCGTGGTTACGGTGCTTTCTGGAAAGGGGTTATATTCGATATTGAGTATAAAAACCTTGCTGATATTATTGCTCAATCAAAGAAGCTTTACTCTAAGTTTGGTGATGGCGCTAGATTCCTATCGTCTAACTCTGAGTTAAAATGGGTTTGGCCTACTGGCGAAGAACTACTGTTTCGGTATGAGCAGAAAGCTGACGGCTATTGGAACTACCATGGTCAAGAGTTCCCTTTTGTCGGTCATAACGAGCTGACAAAGAGGGCTGATTCTGAGTTTTATGAGTCTATGTTCTCTTGTATGCGGTCATCATTCAGGCCTGAAGACTACCCGCTCCCTAATGGAAGCCTGTTACCTCCTATACCTCTTGAATGTTTCAGCACGACAAATCCTTTTGGTGTTGGGCATTCATGGGTTAAGCGTCGATTTATTGACCCGGTGCCAAGAGGTAGGATTCAGCGCGAAAAAATCCTTGTTGATATGCAGGACGGTAACGATCCTGAAGAAATCGAGCTGACACGTGTCGCCATCCATGGTAGCTGGAGAGAAAATCCATACCTTGATAGAACCTATATCGCCTTCCTGATGAGCATCAAAGACCCAAATAAGCGCAAGGCTTGGGTTGACGGTGATTGGTCTGTAACCTCTGGCGGTAGATTTGATTGGTTGTGGAAAGAGTCTGTCCATATCGTTAAACCGTTTAAAGTGCCGAAGGGCTGGATTGTTGACAGGTCGCATGATTGGGGTGAATCAAAGCCATTTTCCAACCTATGGTTTGCTGAGTCAGACGGTTCACCTGTTGTTATTGACGGTAAATCAAGAGAGTTTGCCCGTGGCAGTATATTTATGATTGCTGAGTACTACGGTTGTCAGCCTGATGAGGTGAACAAAGGGCTGTCTATGTCCTCTACCAATGTTGCCAAGGTTGTTAAGCTGATAGATCAGTCTTTGCTGTCCGGTAGCGGCATAGAAGGCAAGATAGATGGTCAGATTAATATGATTCCCGGCACGATATGCGAATCCGTTAAAGCTGGCCCTGCTGATTCTGCGATTTACAACACTGACGATGATCAGGTTTCTATCGGTGATAAGATGAGTGCTCAGGGTGTCGAATGGCTACCGGCAAACAAGAAGCCGGGGTCAAGGGTTAATGGTGCTCAGTTGATTTGTGAGCTGCTAGAAGGGGCTGTTGAGGCCAAAGAGTCAGAGTCGGGCGTAGGTGATAGACCTGGTGTTTATATATTCGAAAACTGCCGGGGGTTTATATCTCGATTCCCTATTCTTTCGCGTGACAGTAAGAACCCTGATGACGTTGATACAGATCAAGAAGATCACGATTACGACGCTTTCAGGTATCGCTGCATGCACAAGCGATTTACTCCTATAACCAATATTAACGTTTCCTGGGTGAGATGATGAGCGCAAACCAGTTCTTAATCGAGTCACAAGTTCGGCACCAAATATTCCTATTGCGTCGTGGCGGGGGTATGGTCAAGGATCTGGTGCCAGCGCTTCAGGAAATATTGCGCAGTGTAGCCGGTCAGATTGCCACTACTCCAGATGCTCAGCTTCGGCAGCGCGCGGTGATTCAGGAGATTGAGGCCTTTCTATTGGCTTCAGTGTCAGAATGGTCAGACGAGGTGCTTCAAGAGTCGTTAGAGCTTGCTGCTTATGAGGCAGGGTTTCAGGAGAGGTTGTTGATCGGTGTGGCTACCGTTGACTTTGCCGCTCCTGCTGCGGTTCAGTTGGCTCAGGCTGTAACTTTTAATCCTACGATAGATGACGTTAATTCAGGCCAATCTATATCGATCAAGCAAGCCTTAGATCAGTTCGACTCTAAAAAGTCTGCTCAAATGATGCAAGTTATTCGTGACGGTATCGTTGGACAGAAAACAAATAGCCAGATATCAAAGGATTTACTTGATTTAGCCCCGGGCTTAGGCAATCAGGCAGACGCTCTAATCAGAACATCGGCTATATCGGCTGCAAACGAGGCTAAGACGGAGTTTTACCGTACTAACGCTGAATTCCTCCAGGGCGAAAGGTTTCTTGCGACGCTAGATTCCAGAACAACTTTAATTTGTAGTGGTTTTGACGGAAAAGTATACCCGGTTGGCTCAGGCCCTATTCCGCCTCTTCATTGGAATTGTCGAAGCCTGAGAACTCCAGTGTTGCGCGAAGATCTACAAATCCCCGGCTTTGAAGGTGAGCGCCCAGAAGTTGGCGCAGATGGCCCGGGCACTACATCAAGCCGAACAACGTTTAATTCATTCCTTAAAAAGCAACCGGCATCATTCCAGAAGGAATATTTTTCTAAATTTCCAGATGGTGATGAGCGGTACAAGCTGTTCAGTCAAGGCAGTCTAAGCATAGGCAAATTCACAGACGCAAGAGGCGCAACATTAACCCTTGATGAGCTTCGGGCCCTTGAGCCGTTAGCATTCGAGCGTGCCGGTTTAGACTAAGGTATAATTATATTAAGCTGTACTTGTTCCGCTTAATACATTAAGATGAACTCATCTTAAATAAACAAACAAACAAGGCAGACACCATGAAAACTGTAACCGTAACCAATCCGAACCGTAACACTAGCCACAAAAACCCAATGATTCGCATCTGGTCTAATTACGTTAGCCCGAGAAATAAAGAAAACGTTTTGGTTGACGAGTTTGAAGTCCCTAGCCGCAAGCCTGTTGAGTACTGCGAACAGTACGCAGGCGGCGAATACGGTAAGCGATACGCTGCAGCAATGGCGGTTTAGACTGATAGTGGTATAATTGATTTGCGGCTATCCCGACGGGGAGAAAGCATGGAACGTAGACCGTGTTGCCGCTTCCTACTTCTACGATTACCTGCTACGAGGTTTGTATATGCCTTCCATCCCGTTTTTTAATTGTGATAATAAAGCAAAGAAAGAAAAATCAATGCCGCCTTCATTGTACGTAAGGCTAGTCAGTCCGTATAAAAAATGGGGCCGTGTTAATGTATGCTCGCACTGCGGTTATAGAGCGTATTATTGTGATATGCATGAATCTGCCCCTTGCCTTGAGTGCGGGGAAAAAGTCTTAAGCTATACAGGTAAATGGCATCAGCATTGCTGGCTATTAAAAGATGAAGAAGTTTTTTTAGATGCTAAAAGCAAAAAGAATGTAAATGTAAATAAAGCGTTCAATGTAAATAACTTCTTATTGCTCTTGGCTTTCTTTGCTACCGGGTTGTTTACCGGTCTTTATATTGCTGGATAGTTTTTTAATCTGATACACTGTATTTGCGGCTAGGGCATGCAACCCGAACACCTGTAACGTCTGACAGGTTCGCCGCATCACTTCACAGGCGACAATACCGATGACGAGGTATTTATGATTCATCTCAACGAGCAAGAAATATTCATCCTTGGCCGCCCTAACTTTGCATGCGCACGTATGGCTAAATTACTCATATCTTCTGGTCTGTATGAAGATAAGGCTAAAAAAGCAGAATACGAGCAGGCGGTTTTTATACACTGGGCTATGGATTTGTATGGGAAGCATGGAGATAAGTGGACTTATAAGGCTGATGAGATCCTGCAAGATCTAAATGAAAAGCAGAAAGAGCGTCTAGGTATCGAAGGCGGTGCAGCATGATTATTATAGATTTCGGTGTTACTAACTTCTCATGGAAGGCGGATATTATTTTCGGGGATACAAAGCAATACGAGCTTAAGACTCTTCGGGTTGGGCTGATTACGCTTACCTTTATGCCTAATAGCGCTCAGAATATTCTGGTGTCAGCGATGTCGAGCTTAACGAGGGATAGAGATTGGCTTATCAATAACGCTCCGTCCGTCCGTCACGCAAAGCGCAAGGCTATAGCTAAGGCAAGGGCTGCTGATGCGTTTTCTTTTGAGGCTTTATACGAGGAATCCGAAAAGATTCGGTTTGAGCGCGACCAAATGATTGCAATACTTAATAGTGAAAACAAGAACCTTAGAAATACAATAAAGATTATTACCGACGGCGAAGATAAAGGCCTGGAGGGTTGATTATGCCTACTATTGATTTTGCATTGGTTGTTATCGCCTTCCTTATGTCGGGCGGTATTTGGAATAGCTTCATATATTGGCTGTATCAGGGTGAGTCTATGCGTAAAAACTTCGAGGTGTGCGACTTAGTGTTCATTGTTCCGGTGGCTGCGTTCTGCTTCTCCATTGGTGTTGCAGCTGCATACCATGCGCGCTATGTTCAAGGGTTGGGTTGATTATGCTTGAACTATTTATCATCGGCTCTCAGCTGGCAATGATCGCCCATCAAGTGTACATGGCCAGCAAGATATAACCGTAATCGACACCACCAAGCCCGTTAGCGCGGGCTTTTTTGTGTCTGCTACTAACGTCTAGGTAAATAAAAGCACAAATGTAGTATATTTTTATTGATTAGAGCACGCATAGGGTATATTATGTATCCATACCAACAACGAACAGCAAAGAGAACTCAGCCATGAACGTATTTACTGAAGCTTGGAAAATCGCAAAAGAAGCAGTCGTTAAGTTTGGCGGCAAAGCTTCTGAGTTCTTCGCTGAAGCATTGCGCATGGCATGGGCAATTAAAAAAGGTGGACGTATGATTGCTACAGATCGCTTTACTGGAACACCCGCTCAGAAGGAGTATGCGCGTGACATTATTATCGGCGGTGTCAACTACTGCAAAGATGTTATTGCTCGATACGAATCAAAAGACCAGAGCAAGCCAAAGGTTGCAAGGGTTTTGTCTTTTGAGAAGTCTCGATTAGAAAAGATTATGTCAATGGTAGATGGTGGTAAGAAAATAAATAGCAAGAAGATAATCGAGTCATCTAGAAAAGTAGAGTGCGCATACAACAAGCAATTTATTATTTCTTTTTAAGGGTTTGATCATGAGTAAAGTATTTATTGAAAATATCGGTAACGCTAGCACTACGGCAAGCTTTTGCGGCAATAGAATTGGTCATAATGTAAATTGCGCTGCATATATGAACCATGACATGGTAACAATCCAGGTTGAATCAAACGGCGCAAAGGTTCGCGGGATAAAGCCAATCTTATTGGATTCAAGCGAGCATTTTGAGGAATGGAAGGATCGTATAGATAGCGGTAACGGGCGATTGTTTATCGATGCGCTAGAGCAATTTGGTGTAAGCACGCATTGGAGTTGAGCATGACCCCGGCAGTAATAGCAAAGCAGGCAGGGCTTAAGGGCCTTGCCGAGCTGGTCGAGATAACAAAGACCAGCAAGAGAAAGCTTGAGCATATGTTTAAGTCTGATCCTGAGCGATTCAACCTGCTGTGCGAGATGGCCGTGCTGTACAAAGCACAACTAACGTCGAATACCAATAAACCGGCGTGATGGTATGGTGGTAACCTTGCGATAAAAGGAAAAGCACCAATTAATTAACTGAGCAGGAATTGAAGATTATGAAAAACAAGAAACGAAGAGCGTTTGCTTTGTCCGTTTTAATTGCTTTGTTATGTGTGACGGGCTGCGAAAGAAGCGACATAGGAAAAACTGGGCGCGCGATACAAGGCGGTGACGGTAAATACGAGGTGGTATGTATTGATGGAGTTGAATACATAATGTTTCTGGCGAGGTATCGAGGTGGGATAACAACAAAAATTGAAGCAGACGGCACTATTTCAACCTGTAAGTATTGACACATAACAAAGAAATACAGGGCGGAACGGCCCTGTGATTGCAGTGTTATCTAATAGTTTAATTGTGAGGGTGAGAGAGATGAGTAAGTTATCTGATGATGAAGGGGTGGAAGTGATGTGTGATATTAAACATAAAAAGATAGTAACGGCATTTTACAATGTCAGTTTTAATTCATCTAACAGGGGCCTTCCTGATCGTATAAATGAGTTTCTTAAAGGGTGCCCTGATATTGATCAGGATGACTGGCAGGATAATCATACGGTTCTAAGAGATTATGAGGGCGACTACGAGGGAATTGAGATTTATCACGACCCCAAAACTGTAGAGCTGATTAAGTGGATTTACGATAAGCTAGATGTAAGTTACGAAGAAAACAAAGGCCTGAGCATAAAGCTTACTACGTAATTTACACGCCAACCAAAGACCCGGCACTGTCCGGGTTTTTTTACACCTGCCATGTGCTACAATATCCGAAAGTCTAATTGACGGATGTAAGTATGCCTGTTTCAGAAACCCACCCGCTTTATGATGAGTTCAAAACCGAATGGCTGAGAAATCAAGATGCCATTGACGGTGAGCGCAAGGTAAAGAAGCGCGGCCCTGCTTATCTCCCTATTCCAGATCCAGATGTTAATAATGAAGCATCTAAAAGATACCAGTCCTATAAGAATCGTGCTGTTTATACCAACTTTACCGGTAGAACCGTTTCGGGTCTTACCGGGCTAGTTTTCCGAGAAGACCCGATTATAGAGCTTCCCGCTCAGCTTGAGTATATGCGCGATAACGCAGACGGTAACGGTCTAACGCTTATATCAATGGCCTATGATGCTGTAAGGCAGGCTCAAGCCAAGGGGCGATATATCGTTGTCACGTCAGTTGGTGGTGAGCAGGAAATCGAGGAGCTGTCACCTGATACTGTCCCGTCAAAAAAATCATCCGCTCAAGTACAGGCCAAAATTGTTAGTTACTTTGCTGAAAACGCAATTAACTGGGACGACAACGGTAATGCATTGCAGATGCTGAACCTGAAAGAGATTGTACTTGATCGCGGTAGTGATGGCTTTGGATCTGAGGAAGTAACGAAAAACCTTGTTTATCGCGTGACTGACTCTGGTGTTACTGTCCAGCATTACAAAGAGGATTCTGCAGGCCTTGTATTTGATATTAAGTACTCGGACGGATCAATGGCCGAAAAAATACCGGCTGATATTATTGGTGCCGTAGACAATAATCCTTATCCCGATCAACCGCCAATTTCTGATATTGCAGCTCTTAATGTTGCCCATTACCGTAATAGCGCAGATTACGAGGAAGGGGTTTATATTACTGGGCAGCCAACACTACATGTTAATTCAGGTGATACCAGTGCAAGAGACTTTAACGATCTAAACCCAAACGGGATACAGCTTGGTAGTAGTAGAGCTGTTGTTACACAAAAAGGTGATATGAAGCTGGTACAGGCTGAGTCAAACAGCGCAGCAAACGAGGCTATGGTTCGAAAAGAAGAACAGATGGTTATGCTTGGCGCTCAAATCATCCAGCCTAGATCAGGTGTTGAAACTGCTGAGGCCGCAAAGATAAGAGCTAGCGCTGAAACTTCTATCCTGACTACTATCACCGCTAACGTGTCACAGGCTTTCGAGAATCGGCTGAGAGATGCGGCCTTGTTCATGGGAGCGAATCCTGACGAGGTTAAGTTCAAGCTATCCGATAACTTCTACCCTGAAGACGCAGACCCTCAGGTGTTGATGGCCATGTTCCAAGGCTCAGATCGTGGTGCGTGGGCTATTCAAGATGTCAGGAATTACGGTCGCAGATCTGGTCTGGTCGATCCAGAGCGAACGGATGAGATTATAGATTCTGAGATTGGCGAACAATCTCCGTTATTGTAAAGTTTTCGTTACATTGTACAAATAGTGTACAATTAGTTTAAGCGCTCCAGGGTGGGCGCAATAAAATACAACAGGGGTTGTAATCATGGCTTTAAAGTTTGAGATCGATGCTGAAGAGTTTAATTCTCTCGATGAATCCGTGCAGGGCATGTATTCAGAGTTCGGGGAAAGTGGCTCAGGTTTTTATCGTTTGCAGGTTGATGGTTTAGATCCTGCTGACGAGTTAAAAGAGGCCTTGCGCAAAGAGCGTGAAACCAATAAAGAAAACCGTGAGGCTGCGCGGCTGGCCAAAGAAGAAAAGGCCAGAGTCGAGCGTGAAAAGCTTCAGCAGGAAGAGAACTGGAAAGAGCTTGCGCGGCTTGAAGGTGAGAATAAAACCAATGTAGAGAAAGAGTTGAATCAGCTTAAAGAGCAGATCAAGCAATCAGCATTGACTGCCAAAGCTTCAGAGCTTGGTAATACTCACGCCAATAGTCCGGTTAACGCAAAGATTCTGACTCGACTATTTAAAGACGAGCTAAGTGTTAACGAAGACGGTGAGCCGGTAGCTAAGAACTACCCGTCTATTGCTGCAATGGTGCAGATAATGGAGGCAAGCGGTGATTACGATTCGTTGTGGAAGGGCAATCAGAGTTCAGGTGGCAGGGCTACCGGAAACACAAGCGGCGGGGCCGTACAGAACAAGAAGCTCTCTGATATGAACGACTTAGAGAGAATTCAATTTAAAGAGCGAGATCCAGAAGGATTCCGCGCCGCATTAAGTAATTAAGAGGTTTTATCATGGCTGCTGTACGCCTATCCGATGTTCAATTTGACCCAGATGTTTACCTGTCTTATGTGCAGGAAAACCGAACAGACCGCAACGCTTATATTGCCTCTGGAGTCGCGGTTACTAACGCCACGCTTGCCGGTCGCGCAAATGGTGACGGTGATATTACGTCAATTCCGTACTGGAAAGATTTAAACTCGTCTAACGAGAATATTTCTTCTGACGATCCAGCTGTAAGCGCCACACCTGAGAAGATTGGCACTGGCAAAATGACCGCATACCGTCTGCATATCAACAATGCATGGCAGTCTGCCAACCTGGTTGCTTCCGTGCTTGGCTCTGACGATCCTATGCGTCAAATTGCAAGCCGTACCGCTGCATACTGGGAGCAGCGCTTTGCCGCGCGGGTGCAGGCTACGACTTTGGGTGTTTACCTTGAGAATATCGCCAACGACTCATCAGATATGATTTTTGATGTATCGACCGAAGATGGCAATACCGCCACGGCTGCAAACAAATGGTCTTTCGGCGGCTTCGTTGATACCGTTGCGACAATGGGTGAATCCGACGACCAGCTTGCAATGCTTGCCGTTCATCCTCAGACAATGGCCCAGATGCGTAAGCAACAGGATATTGATTTCATTCAGGATTCAAATACCGGCCTGATGATCCCTACTTACAACGGTAAGCGAGTTGTCGTAGATAAGAAGCTGCCTGTTATAGCTGGTACCACCTCTGGCTCTCGCTATGTGTCTGTCCTGTACAAGATGGGTGCTATTGGTTATGCAGAAGGTAGTCCTAAGCGCCCTGTTGCTACTGAATGGGACGAGCTGGCCGGTAATGGCGCAGGCGTTGAGACACTTGTAGAGCGCAAGCAGTGGATCGTTCACCCTGAGGGTTACAAATGGCTTGCTGCGTCCGTTGCTGGCGAGTCACCAACAGCGGCAGAGACGGCATTGGCGGCAAACTGGGATCGCCAGTTCGAGCGTGAGAACGTCGGTATTGCTTTCTTCGTGCACAACTAGTATTGATTCGGGCGGCTTAGGTCGCCCTTTTGAGGTTTATATGTCTCTAAATAAAGATGGCTTTGAAGGCGGAAAGATCCTGACGATTGACGAGCAGGTTGAATTGCGCAAGAAAAACCGGGAGAAAGAAAATGCCGTTCCAGCCAAGCGCCCCCGTAAGCGAAGAACAGAAGAAGCGGATAGCGGATCAGGAGTTTCTGAGGCTTCAGCAGAAGAATAACCGAAAGCGTAGAGAGGAATTGTAATGGCCGAAGATTACTACATGCTTTCCGGTACTCCTAGCGACTTAATGTCCTCTGACGAGATCGGAGAAAGGCGGCTAAAAGTTCAAACAGAGGGTGCGTCCGAGCCTTTAAATCTAACAAACGGATTAGGAAAGGGAATCGCCCTTGATGCGTGGGGCGCTCAGAAAGTTTCTATAGCTACGTCGATTCTTCACGGCATGTTTACGTATAACGTCCCTGCTGACAAATGGTACGAAACATTCAACGGCGTAGAAACCCCTCCTATAAACTCTCAGTCGATTGATGGAGAGTTGTCTATAATTTCCGGCGGCACGTTAAACGACGAGACTGTCCTGAGAACATTCAGAAATCCACGTTATCAGCCGAACCGTGGACACCTTTACAGTAGTTCAATGTTTATACCTAATCCAACGGCTGCAGGGGTTAGAGATTTTGGGTGTTTTACGGGTGAGTCAGGCTTCTTCTTTCGGCAAAAATCAGACGGGCTTTATGCTTGTCGAGTTGAGCGAACTACCGGGCCTGTATTCGCTGTCAAAGAGGAGTTAATAACCGGGCTACCTGCAAGCTACGACCCTGAAAAAGGTAATATTTACGACATACAAGTTCAGTGGCGAGGTGTTGGTAATTATCTATTCTGGGTTGGCGATCCCGATACAGGTATATCAACGCTTGTTCATACGATGGATATGCTCGGGAAATTATCAGGACTTTCGACATACAACCCAGCAAACCCTATTGCATACCGATGTATAAATCTTGGCGATAACGTAGAGCTCAGAGGCGGCTGTGTTGATGTATCCAGTGAAGGTGGAGGAGTCGAAGGAGCAAGTTACGGTTCGGTATCTATTGAAAATGATAGTGGACAAGTATCTATATCCGGCCTAAATCAGCCCATGATAGCGATAAGATCAAAATCCACTGTAGGCGGCCTGATAAACACCCGTGATACGCTAGCTTTGCTAGCAAGCTTTTACTCTGACCAGAAATCTGTTGCTAGAGTCTGGGCTACAAGGGACTTTACAGCGATCACAGAAAATGATCAATCATGGACTGATTTTAGGGACGGGCATTTAGAGTACATTGCTTATGATGTGCCTCCTGTCGGCTCTCAAATGTCATTTGACACAGCAAAGGCCAATATAATCTTTAGCGCTAGAGCTGCACAGGATAGCACTTACGCAACATCAGCACTGTTTGAAGGTAGAACTGATATTTATATAACCCCTGGCGATATGCTGATATTTACTATGCATAGAGAAAATGCCGGTGTCGCGCTGGCTGGCTGTACTTTTGAGTTTGCGGAGGAAATATAATGCCTATATTAACACTGCCGAGTGGCGTTGATGTAAAGCTTAGCCTTGTATCGTCTGTATCACCAATATATGACGGTCGATACACTATCTACATGGGGGGCAATCACGAGACTATCCAAGATTCCGAGTTATCGCGCAATGACTTTATTGCGCTTTGGGATGCAGTATAGAAAAAGCCCCTTAACGGGGCTTCTTTTAATCCTTTGGCGCATCAGGCGACGGCATGAAGTGGGTGATCTGCATATCTACATTTCCATAAACAACATCTAACTCATGACCACTCTCGCTTTCCCATTTTTCATGTATGAATTTAAAATCTGTAGCTCTAAACTGGCAGTCTTTCGCAACCACCCATACATCATAAACCTGACCCTCTTCTGGATCTTCCCAGAGCACGTTTTTCCATCCGCTCATGATTCACCTCTGTTTAAATTCCTGTAAAAAGAATAACGCTCGATCGGTACGATTGGCCTACGAGACAGCGCCTCATTTCTTACCTGCTCTGAAGCCTTTTTTAACTGCTCTTGGCTTGGCTGCTGGATGTTATTGTCTCTGATCCATTCGGATATAATCGCGCCTAAGCTCATGATTCACCTCTGGCTTTCTTTGTTGCGTAAAGCATTGCCTGATATTCGTCGCTGGACTCCATGCCCATCTTTGATAGCAATATCAGTGCGCTCTCGCATGATTCGTAAAGATCAGGAGCGGCGGCAATCAGATTGGCGTTTGCCATCTCTTCTTGTGTCAGTTTGACGCCAAAAAACTTTTCATTCTCATGCAGAGTTTTAGTTAAATCTTCGCTGTAGACTCTAATCTTATTTCCCGAGCTAAAATATTCTATCGCCCAAGTCCCCGATGTAAATTTAGTCTCGCTCATCTCCTGCCTCCTTTTCACTGTACTCTGCCATAAGATCACAACATCCATTCGCGTTTATCAACTGCATTTTGTTTAAAAATGAAACATGATACTGTTCGGCTACGTTATATCGGCCACAGGGATCTGATTTAATGCTGAACTTCACGATTCCCGGCTTAATTTCCAGCCAATCTATTTCTTTTGCATCGATAAACATTCCGTCTTGATATTTAACTAAATACATAACTTTCCCTTTATTGATCTGCTTAAACCTTGCTGATTATCCCGCAATCTCTGCGGGATGGTATTGGACTTTTGGCTAGGCGTTTAGTAGCCCAGGATTTTCGTGCTCGTTTCCGATGATCTTTGAGTAATCGTAAACTCTACCGGCGTGCATGATAAATCTGGCTAGCCCCATTGTTTCTATGTGTTCTCCATCCTCGTAAATCTTAACGCTATAAATTGCCGCTGAATCGTCAAAAAATACCAATCCAGCATACTGAACGTTGGCGCCTGCTATAATATCCCCCTCGAATATCTTCTTGCCCTCGCAGTCTTTCAGTCCGGTGTATTGGCCGAGTGTTTTTATATCTATTTCACACTGCTCGCCATCACCGAAAATAATACAAGGCGCATCTACACCTGAATGAATAAAACTACCGAAAATCCAGCCACCAACCTTGATACCTGAATACTTGCAATTAATGATCGAACGACCACGAAAACTAATCTCTCTCATACCCTACCCCTTACCCTGCCGCTGCAAGTGTTGTTTATTTTGATACTTCACTATGGGAAATGCTTATTTCATCAAGGATGCATATAAACCGTTTTTCTTCTGCTTCGATATCTTCTTTTTTTGGTGAAAAATCTTCAAAATATTTATCTTTCTCATGCTTGCAATAAAAAAAACAGACACCAATCAATACCATAGCTGCAAGCACTGGGATAAATCCTGCTAAACCACTCATAACCAACCCTCTATCTGTTGCTTCTAGCTTTCCGGTGATTCAGGTAACAGTATATAATGAGTCATATCTACACCGCATAAATTGCACCAGTAGCCATCATCATACTCACACTCGAAAAAATATCCTTCTCCGAACCCTAGAACCTTATTGCCTTGAATTCTTTCAGGCGGATGTTCTTTTACGCTAATTAATGTTGTTAGCGATTGCACCTTATCCTCTAGAGCTTTGATCCTTTCAGCCTGCTGTTTTGCCATCCAGTTTTCATGATGGAAGCACTCAGAGAAAAGACACGCATTAATATCCCCGCGTAAATCGCAGTGTTTGCATTGATCTACCATAAATCACCCCTTACCCCACTTAAACCGGAACCCTTGCAGATTCCGTGTGAATTGTTGCTACCGTTTTACTTCCGCGATAACTAGTCCGATACTTCCTTCTAACGGGCCAGACCAAGACCCTTCCAGCCAGTTTCCCCGTATTGGCTATCAAGCCAGTCGAAAACCTTTTGCCTTGCATCGTCCTCTTTCCATTTTTATCCTTCCCCTATCATTGGTGTTCGGCTTGGGCGTCTTGCTGCATTTTTGCATAAGCCTCTATACGGCCCACGGTTGATAGCTCCTCACTATCTTCATGAGTAGGAACATCGTTTGAATCTAAGAACATTATCACGCACTCAAGATCCTCTGCGTCGGACTCAAGCTCGTTTATGCGCTCCTGCTGCTCAAGCTCTAGGTCTGTTACTTCACGCCATGATGACGTGTCTGTATTCATTCTTCCGCCGGAATACGGAACAACCTGATCATTAATAATGCTGTGTGAATCTGCCATACCTAACCTCACAATTTACCGTTAATTCTAATTATTAAGAATCTTTATTATTAAGCCTAGACTTACTATTATCCGCCTTTAGACATTAGCTAGACATTCGACTTTGGTTTATTGTTTTACATGGACTATCAAGGTTCTTGTGGGCGGCTTTATCAGGCCGCCCATATTGCCAATTAGTCCGCTTCTGCTCCATAAGCCTGGATACGCCAGATCAAGATAGGCGTATATCTTTTTAAGAGCATCACCATCAAATAGATCATACTCAATTTTCAGTACCGTTATCTTTTCCTCTGCAACGCTTATACACGGGCATAACTCATGCTTACTCACTTCGCTTCCCCTATCATTGTTCGACCTTGGTTTAATTTCCGATCAGCTTTATCAGATAGCCAATAGAATTAACAATACCGATAACTGCAAATCCGAAAACGATAGCTGTATTTATCGCTCTTATTATAGGTTTGCTTAAACCCCTCGTTGCAGGGCGGCATTTTTCGCAAAAAGCCGTCCTTTGAACTCCAGTTTTTCCTGATAGCTCTTTGAGCATTTGCTGTACTATCTCGTCATTCGGCCTATTGAAAATAATAGGATGCTTGAAGATATCCACCATATTCACAGGAACCCAGTATTCAGTTGATATGCATTCTTGATACCTACCGCAGCACGCGCACCTGTAGGTATTTTTAGATATAGTGCTTTCAACGTGTAAAAAATAACCCACAATCACTCTCCTATCATCGGAACCCTAACCGCTTCCGCATAAACGCTAACCTGCTCTTTGGCTAGCCGTCATAGCACCCGCAAATTATATCTGTTTCTAAATACATATCTGGGAACATATCATCTGTAGCTATAAGTGAAGACCACGCATAAGTTCGCCCTAGCCCCTTGTTAACTGTTAAGTCGGCGTTTTTCTCCATTGCTATTGCCCGATCCATTAAATCTGGGTGCTGTACTGATAGCGCTCTAATTTCATGAGCTTTCATGGCAGGACAGAAAAAACAACTGCTCTTTCCTGGTAGCAGCAAGCCTTCGTCATTTATTGCCTCTATACACTTTTTTCGACCCCATCCCCAGTCGTAAAGCGGGTATTCTGTTTTGGCATCATCTTTGACTCGGTGGCTTTCATCTGCATCTATACCGACAAAAAACACATCGGCCTTAATCCCTTGCTGCTTTAGCCATCTTTTTTGCGGCCTGATTTTGAAATGCTCGCTACAGCTTTTAAACCCGTAAGCTAGACCAGGCAACGCGTTTCTGTTCAGGCAGTCTTGCTCTAACGTCTGTTTTTCTGAGCAAATTGATATTTCAGGAAACCCGTTACCCTTGCACCATTTCTGCATAATTTCTAAATGCGCGTAGGTTTCAGGCTTCTCCCCCCCCGTGTCTGCAAATAAAATAACATCAGGCTTAATTCCCTTTTGCTTAAAACCTACTAGCATTGCAACACTGTTTGTTCCTGCTCCATAGCTTAATACATTCATATTCCTACCCATTTTGTTCTTGGAGTTTTTTTATTTCGCTGTAAAGATCGCGGTTTATCTCATGCCAATCCATTTCCCCACAATAGCTTATAGACCAGTAAAATCGTCCTTTAAATTCGCAGATATACAGCCCACCTTCGTTGTTTCCCGGTAGGGTTGATACAAAAAGCACATCTTCGTCGTCAGGTTCTACGTTAAATGGAGTATTGAAATAAATCGTCATGCCACACCTCACATTTTGCTAATGATTTCTTTCAGATGGTCGTAGTTTTTGATCTGTAAGTTTTCTCACTTTTATAGCGATCAGATCTTGTTTTCTATCATAGAAAGGCAGGCGGCAACGGTATTAAATGCACCTTGCTCTGCACTCTTGTATCTATCATTTATTTCAACTCCAATTCCGGCTCAAGCTCTGCAAGAAACTCCTTCTCAGATGGAAGCTGGTCAAGACTGTAAGATTTTTTGATTACAACAGGATGGTAACCATTTTCTTCCTTTATTCCTGAAGACAGGAAGCGGCCTTCTGTAACAGGCGTCTTATTGTACCCTTTGAAAGCTTCAAAGGTGTTTGAATCAAGGTCTATAATGTATGCCCATTCGCAGAACAGTCCTTCGTATGCAAAATCAATACTATTTTTTAGAAGTATTTCTCCGTCATTCGAGTCTGCAACATTGGCAAGTATTCCTGCGGCTCGGCTTCTATGGATAAATGTATCATGCCAGTGCTTTTGCTGTGGTGATCTATTGTCAGGAGATGACATGAACTCTGGCGAATTTCTGTCATAGCTCTGGATAAACTCTTTATCTCGACCTTCGAATTCAATAAAACGAACCCTAGCAAGAGATTCTTTTAGCGATTCAACATTATTTTTACTAGAAAGAAACGATAGGGCTGTTACACCTTGCCCCGATGGATATCCATCAAACTGCCCGTACTGAGCTATTTTTAATTCACCGTTTAAATATACTGCTGTTAAGTTGCATGTTCCCATTCTCTTGTCGCCTTGCTTGCTTGAATTTCCCACAGCTTACCTTTACCACCAGTCGTGCTACAATTAGACCAAAGTATTGGGAGCTTGATTGATGGCTGTAATTGTTGAAGATGGAACGGGTAGCAACCCTCTGGCTAATAGCTACGGAGATGAAACAGGATTGCAGACTTATGCAGATGCACGGGGCACTGTGATTGCCGGTGATCTATCTCAGTTGCTCATTAGAGCGATGGATTACGCAGAGACACTAGATTACAAGGGCTCGAAAGTTCAGCCCGGTGTACAGCCTCTACAGCATCCTAGATCAGGCTTGGTAATTGACGGTTACACAGTACCTTCTGACTCCATTGCTATTGAGATGATTACAGCCCAGTACGTTACGGCGCTTTCGATTGATGCCGGCCTTGATCCACTGGCAACAGTTGAGCCTGCGGTTAAGCGGGAAAAAGTTGATGTGCTAGAGGTTGAATACCAAGACGGTGCAAGTTCTAGCTCTTACAACCCTGAGATCAACCGGGCATATTCCAAGCTAGTTACCGGATCAGGTGGCGGCAATCAAATCAGCGTGGTACGTGCTTAATGGCCTTTAATTACACAAAGTCAGCCGCGACAGCCAAAAAGCTGCTAACCAACTTTGGACAGGATTTAACTTTTACCAAAGCCAGTGTTTCAGGCGGCCAAGATCAATTTGGCAATCCGCTACCCGGTACTACTGAGCTAACCGTTACAGGTAAAGGCGTTGCGCTTGAATATAAACGCGCCGAGATTGACGGTACTAATATCGTAATGGGCGATCAGAAGTTAATCCTTGAGGCCACTGCTGATGCACCAGAGATTGAAATGACGGTTCCGATTCAGGGTAAAACATTTCGAGTTATGGATGTTATGCCGCTAGAGCCAGCCGGAACCACTGTAATTTATACTTTACAGGTACGAATCTAATGGCCAGATCATTTGCTCAACAGATGCAGGATTTTATAGATAACAAGGTTGCTCGTCCGAGTCGTGATGTTGTTGCAGGCACAGGTCTCGGTATATTTGAAAAAGTCATAGAGAGAACGCCGGTTGACGAGGGCAGGACTCGCGGAAACTGGAATGCAGCATTAAATACTCTCGACGGCTCTGTAAACGAATCAAGAAGCGAGCAAGAAGCTATTCAAGCGGTAAGGCAGATGGCCGCACAGCTTGAATTAGGCGATTCTTTCACCCTGGTCAACGGGATGCCTCACATCCGCAAATTAGAATACGGCGGATACCCTCAGCCCGGCACAGAGAAAACGGTTAACGGGTTCAGTGCCCAGGCTCCGGCTGGAATGGTTGGCGTGACAGTGACAGAATTTAAACGGGCAGTAAGACAGGCGGTGATAGATGAGCGACAGAACTAGAGAAATCAGTATCGCTTTAGCGTCGCACCTTGACTCTATGCCGAATAGACCGCGCGTTGACTGGGAGAACTACGGTGACGGTGTTGATAAGGGGTCGTTCGAGCCTGTGTCAGGAAGCCCGTATCTAGCCGAGTATCTTTTGCCAGCATCCACCGACAGGGTTACTAACAGCTTTAATGAGGAACCTGTTTATTCTGGAGTGTATCAGGTAAGCGTATTCACCCCTGCGGGGGCTGGTAGAAATCAAGCGGGGTCTATCGCGGTCAATGTTTCCGACTGGTTTAAACCAGGAACAACCGTTTCTCACGGAACAACAGGATTTAAAATTCTTGAATTTGCAGATATAGCTAACTTTGAAGGCCCTAGTAATGGCTGGTTTAAGGCTGATGTTCGTATCTCATATCAAGTTGTTTTATAATGTCGATATTGACTAAATAGAGGTTTTCATCATGGCAGCGATTACAGCTACCGATATGACGGGTCTAGGTGAGCGAGCGGTAACTGTTACCACGCTCGGGGCATCAGACACGATCACTTATAATCAATCAAAAAACCAAGTGCTTGTTTTTAATAACGTAACTGTCGGTGCGCTAACGCCACTTATTGACGGCGACGGCGGAACAACCGTCTCATGCCCTGGTGTAGGTCAAGTTGATGTGTCTGCCGGTCTAATCATGCAGTCAATTGGTGCTGGCGCTACAGTTGCAATCCCGCTCAACAGCATCTCTGCTTACCTGCAGGGTGTTGTAACAATTACCGGTGCTGACGGCATCGAAGCACAACTTATGGAGTTTTAATCTATGGCCAAGCAAACCGGTATTGGTACTACCCTTGAAATGTACCTTGGGGAGCCAGGTTCTTACGACATTGGCGGTTTTGACGCTATCACGCCTTGGACACAGGTTGGTTTTGTGGAGGGCCTTCCAGCTGCAGGCGGCGCTGCAAATGAAGACACGTTTGCAGACCTTGAGACCGGTGTTATTGATGTTGCGATTACCACTATTGATTATGGTACGCAAACATTGGCCTTGGGTGCAGATTTGACCGATGCAGGCCAAACACTACTAAAAGAAGGTTTTGACGGCGCTAACGCGCGCGCTCGTCACTCCTATAAAATCACATACCCAGATGGTCAGATCCGTTACGGCACCTGTAAGATCAAATCCTACGACGAAGACAGCACTGCTACAGCGTTTATTCGTGCGTCGTGCGATCTGCGCCGTGATAATAAGGTTCTAACTAAAGCCGCGCCTTAATTGTTTTTTTTGCTGGATAGGTTGATCACCGAAAGGGCGATTCACCCGCGCCTTTCCAGCATCCTATAGGGTGCCTATGATTTTGGTGGAATTATGCTAGATTTTGAAGTTATTGGCTTGAGCGAGATGCGCGGTTCGTCTGTTTGTTATCTTACAGATGAGAATAACGAGTATTTGACAGACGAGAACGGCGACAAGGTTGGTTTTGAGTTCTACAACCCCGACAGCAGGCAAGGGCTTCAAGCTCAGATTTCTCAGGAGCGAGCAAAGGCTGCATTGATAGATAAAACATCAGGTATTGATGATGCAGATAAAAAGCTGCTAGAGACTGTCATGCATCAAAGGGCCACGCTAAAAGAGGCGTTGATCATGATGTTTAAGTCGTCTGTCGGCATAGAACTGGCAGGCAAGAAAATAACAAAAGGTAATTTTGGGCAAGTTATTGACAGGCTTAAACCACATAACCGAGATGAGCTGTCAAAGTTTATTTACAACAGTGAAAACTGGGCGGTAAAGCCTTAGCAGGGCTTACCCCTGCTATACGGCACCTTGCATGGCTTCAGCAATCACCTGATCCAGATTACAAGGATAAAAACAGTAAGCGACAGCGAACCAGAATAGACAGGTTTAGGGATACGGTTGTTGCAAAGCTTCCGGAAATGGATGGGTATAGCTATCTTTTTGGTATCCTGCAAAGGATCGGGATATACAAATCTGGAATGTCTGGACTATCACCTCTTGAATGGTCTGACCTGCATTCATGGCAGTCTGCAAACGGTATAGAGCTAACTCCAGGTGAGCTTGAGATAATAAAGAATTTATCATGCGAGTTCTGCGCCATGCATAACAAGTCATCCAATCCTTTAGAGGTTCCGCCAGCAGCAGTTAACGGTGACGAGCTGGACAGGGAATACATGAATGAATACATGATGGCATCAAGATAACCCGGAATTACCGGGCTTTTTTACGCCTGCAACATCATAAACAACAATGCTACAATTAGACCAAAGTTTTAGAAGTCTATTTGAGGGCTTAAAATGGTAGATATTGCAGAGCTTGGGATACGGATTAACTCGGCAGGGGTTGAGCAAGGGATAAAACGGCTAGAAGGGCTCGGAAAGGCTGGGGCAAAGTCTGAGCCGCAGCTTGCTTCACTTGCTAAAGGTGTCGGTAAAGTTGCACAAGTGGCCGCAACCGCTGCCGCCGCTGTTGCAGGTCTAGTTGCTGTCGTTGGTCAGCAGGTAAAAGAAAACGACGATCTTGCAAAATCTCTGGGCATCAGTACAACCAAGCTGCAGCAATTCCAAGCGGCAGCTAAAACAGTTGGCATCTCTGCTGATGATATGGGTCAAGCACTAAAAGATGTGTCGGATAAAGTTGGTGATTTTTTAACCACAGGTGGAGGTGAAGGCGCGGATATATTCGAGCAGCTTTCGGTAAGCGCAAAAGACCTGCAAAACCTAGACCCAGCTGATCAGCTTCGTAAAATTGGCGAGGCATTAAAGGAGGTTGAAAGTAGAGGCGAGCAAGTATTCTTTGCTGAGTCTTTGGCTAACGACCTATCCCTTATGTTGCCGTTGATAACGGATAACACAGAAGAACTAGACAGGCTTTTAGATAAATCACTGGAGACCGGACAGGCCCTATCCTCTTTCGACAATACCGCATTAATCGAAGCGTCCGAAAGTTTCGAGCGCATGGGCAGCGCTATTGGCGGAGCAACCAGGTTGCTTGCTGCCAACTTATCCCCGGCCGTCATCCTTGTTCAAGAAAAAATAGAACAGATGATTAACTCGTTCGATAAAGGCGATATTGAGTCATTTGTTAAATTTGGCATTGATGCCATTGGGGTCTTGCTTGATGTAGTGCAAACCTTAGAAATGGGCCTGCGGTTAGTTGGTATAGGATGGACTCAGATTGCATCCCTAGCCACTGGTGCCATGGCAGAATCTGCCGACGCTGTGGCAGGGCTTGTCAACTTTGCACTGAAACCATTACTTGTCGTGCTTGAGAATGTCGCTGAGGGCTGGAGCATCATTACTGGTGCGTTAGCTGACATAACTCCCGGCTCAGTATCAGATGGGTTCAGGGCTGCATCTGAATCGCTTGCCTCCTTTAGTGATCAAGTTGCAAATTTCACAGTGACATCGGGCGACATAAAAGATGCCAATGAATCTGTAAACAAATCATTACAAGAGCAGATTCAGGCGCTTGATGATCTTGCAGATAGCCCGGCTTACTCTGAACAGTTCAAGGCCAAATTAAAAGCCATTCGAAAAGAGATCGAAGCCAAGGCTATTGCTGACGAGAAAGAAAGAAAGGCGTCTCTTGGTGTATCGAGCGCAGAGAAAAAGAAGGAGGAGTCGTATAGGAAGTCTGGAGCAGAGGCGTTAAAGCTATTAAATGCCCAGAATAAGCTAAACGACAAAAACAAAGCCGCAGCAGAACGATTTAAGGACTTAGCTAAACCTGTTCGCGTTATTATCAGAGAATACGACGAGGCAAAACGTTTATTTGACCTCGGCTTGATGTCGCAGGAGGTATTTGACGCTAACAAGAAACGACTTGGGGAATTGGCGGCAGAGCTTGGAGGGCTAGGTGACGAGGCCGGTGTCGCTGGAGAGAAAACCGGGTTTGAGTTTGCAGAGGCGCTAAGCAGCTCTCTTGGGCGTCAAGATTTTACATCTGTGGGTGCAATGATCGGTGAGCAGATAGGAGGTGAAGTCGGTTCCGCTATTGGCGCAGCAATTGGATCTCTTGCCAGCGACAATCAAAGCGATCTACAGAAAGCAGGTACGGTGATCGGTACGGCAATCGGCGCTTATTTTGGCGGCGCTAAAGGAGCCTCACAGGGGGCGCAGGCAGGTGGTGCTATTGGTGGATTGCTAACCACTTCAAAACAGAAGGTCGGAGAAGGCTTTGATGTAAATATTGTTAGCGACACCATCGCGCAAGCGTTCAGTACAAAAACGATCAAGAAGACGAGTCTATGGAATAAGCGGACGACCACGTACAGAAATGCTGTAGATGATGCGACGATAGGGGTCATACAAAATACGTTTGATTCCGTATCAGGCAGCCTATCCGATACAGCAAAATCCCTGGGTGCGGGTATAGATGAGTTTACTGGCGAGATAAAAGTAAAAAACGGGGACCTTAATACCGTTATCTCTGATTTTTCTAACCAAGCGTCGGAAGCGGCTTTCGGAGCTCTTGAGGATTTTGGCAGGATTGGCGAGCAGTCTGTACAGACGTTTATCAGGCTGTCGGATGATGCAAAAGAGGTTCTTTCAGCATTAGACTCTATCGATCTTTCATCTAAATCCACGAGCAAAATAGATGCGCAGACACAGGAGCTCAAACAGTTATACACTGACCAGTTTGATGCATTGTTTTCCAGAAGAGAAGAGATTGCCGAGCTAGACGAATCGTTAAAGTCAGAGCTTGAGGTTCTTAATGCCAGTATTGATATCGTCGCGATTAAAGGCATTAAAGGTGAGCTAAGATCGCTATTCAAAGAGGCGGCAGCGCTAGACGATGAGCTGTCAGAGTTCACGTCAAGATTTAATACGGCAGATGTCGAGGCTGTTGCTGATTTTACTCAATCCCTGCTCTCAGTAGTTGATGATTTAACTGGGGTTGGCATGGAGAATGCCGGGGCGGAGTTAAATAGGCTTACGTCAAATTACGAGGAAAACTTTTTTTCAGCTTCTGAGCAGGTGGAGTCCGCAATTGAATCGGCAGTTATTGATCTTGAGAAATTCAGCAGTATAGGGGTTACAACGGAAACTAGTTTTGAAACGCTGCGGGACTCTATCGAGAGATTCAAAGATTCAGACGCTTTTTCTGACGAAGGATTGGTAAGGTACCTTGCTGCTGCCGACGCTTTATCTGAATACTCCAGCGCGATCACCGATCAGGCCAGGCTGTCAGAGGCTGCAGCAAATGCGATTGAAGATTCAAACGCCATCATTGAGTCTTCACTGTCAAAGCTTGAAGAAACAATCGATGTGTCATCTGTCACTGTAGATAGCGCTCAGTCTGGTCAAAACCTGCAAGGGATAATGTCCGGTATTAAAGAAGAGTTTCGCGGTGTTATTAATTTCATCGGCGGCATGCGCGTATCTGCCGAAGAGCTTGAGGCGGCCTATGATTCAGCGACAACTGCGGGTTTAACGCTGGTCGAACCCCTGAGCGACACAGGGATTCAGATTGCACAGGTTTACCAAGACGTTCTAGGCCGATTGCCGGATCAGGGCGGGCTAGATTACTGGAAAGGGAAACTGGAAAGCGGTGCGCTATCGTTCCAGCAATTCTTTGACCTTATCACAGAGTCAGACGAGGCTGCATTAAAAGACAGGTTTGACGGGCTCCTAGGTGCATTCAACGCATACGACGCCATTGCAAAACTACCGCCGCCGCCAGTTGAGCCTGTAAAAGATGTTGTTGATATAGTTCAATCAGTTGCAGATATTGGCCTTAACGACCGGGATATAAGCCGGTTACGTGATCTGCTCGACACTCTGCGCGGTGTTTCTGAGCAAGACCGAGCGCTTGAAAACTTGAATTTAACTGCTGATGGCATTGAGGAGTTTTTGGCTACGATTAGCGGAATTGACCAGACACCCGAGAACCTGGCTGCACTTGCTGACGGGTTTGGACTGTCTGTGAATGAATTCGTTGATAGCGTTGAAACCATCGCTGAATCAGTGAAAGAAACCGCCGCTGAATTATTTGATTTCGAGGCTAAAGTTGACAGGGCTAAATCTGACGCAGAGAAAGCCGTTGCTGCTGAAGCGGATAGATTGACT